GTAATTCTTGTTGTTTACGTAATTCTTGTTGTTTACGTAATTCTTGTTGCATCGTAACTTTGGTTTTTTTGGCATCTTCTTTCTCTTTTATAATAGCTGTAACATACGTCTTCCAACCATAATTGGATATTATCACCATATCTGCTAATATATTATACAAAACACGATCATTCACATATATACTTTTTTTAATTTTGTCTATCAGGTTTCGGTATTCTTGATTATCCGTATCACCCTTAATGACATCCCAACCTTTATTAGTTGTATTAATTATAGTATATGCAATGGATAATTTTTCGATATAATCTTCATTATTTAGGTTATTTTTGATATCATCTTCATTATTTAGGTCGTTTTCGATAAAACTAAAATCTCCTGGTTTTGCGAAGTCTTTCGGAGGCGAATCTGAATGAATACGAGAAACCTCCGGAGAACGTAGTTCGTCGGAGTTTGGTATATCCATTTAGTAATTTATATATAAATAATAATTATATTTTAACTTTTACTCATAGAGGATTTTAACCTCTACGAGTAAAAGCAGCCATCATATACCGTCTAATCTAAATATTCTTCTTCGCTCAATTCGCTAGTGCAATCCAAGTAATTTTCTTCTTGTACGTTTTGTAATTCAAATGCATTTTTGATTTTAGCCGAACCCGTTTTCTTTGATTTTGATTCTTTTTTAGGCGGAGGGATATATCCATCTTCATCATCTTCATCATCTTCATCATCTTCATCATCTTCATCTTCTTCCTCATCATCGTCATCTACCACAAATCCATCTTTCACATATCCATTTTTTGTTCTTTTCCCAGCGTCTTCAATGTCGCTTTCGCTCTCACATTCACTATCTTCTTCGCCAATATCTTCAAACCCGCCATATAATGTTTCGTATATCTTTTCCCACATATCTTCAGTTAAATCAACTATAGCACATTCTGCCGATTTAGCAATCAAAATACAATTACCGAAAAACAGCGTATTATCAACAGGCGGAGGAAACTCGTATTTATTTTCATAATTGGCTCTCCCAGTTGTTTTACCATACAAGCTAATCGTATATTGTGTTTTAGCATATTCCACTGACCAATTGGTAAAACATTTGAACCCGTCCGCTGATTTTAATCCGGCCTTTTTATACAATTCCGATTCAACAACGGATTTCATAGATACTTGTTTAATCGTTCCGAGCTTTTCAACAATAATAATAGATGGCATAGTTCTAAAGTATGTGTATAGTAATAGATATATGATTCCACCAAATATATTTATATAGTTTTTGCTAAATATTTAGGGATATGATAGGATCGTATATGCCGAATCCATAGGAAAACGAAATCTCCTGAAAATATAATTAATGTGGTGGTTTTTACAGTCAATCATAGTTTCCATTATTGTTATTACATTATTGCATTATGGTTGGGATTATTTGAAAACAACATATAGCACACCTAAAACTAAGGATATCGTAAAGATACAGACCGAAAAATACGATACTATTTTGTCGGAAATATTGGAGACCAAAAGTAAAAGTTCTCCGGAAATACAAATTGATCCAGAAGAAATGGAAAATGATTTAGCAATGTTTTTAGAACAAACATTATCTGATCCGGTAATTCCTGGGCCTAGCTCAATACCCGCATTATAAATATTGTTTTAGCAAAAAGATATAAACATATTTAGCCATAGTATATTACATTAAGCCCAATTACTATGACTAGCAATCCAAAAAATATACTATCCCGTTTTCCCCAATTTGAACTTTCCTATGAAACGATTTCACATAAGAAAGTTTCCGAACCATATGATATTGCTTTAGCAATCCCTATGGGTAAAAAATATTATGTATGGTTTTCATTCGACGGTAAAAGAAATGTGTGTTATTTGATGGAAATTACACGGGATAAACGAGTGGGCAACATTACTGAATTGACTATACCAATAAATCAATCTATGGCCTTAGGAACTGTGTTATACGGGACAGTGGTAAATGCTACGGAAAACCCGGTTCAACAAGTATTTATTATAGAAGACATTTTCTATTACAAGGGGATTTCCATAAAACATCATACATTTAGCGAAAAACTGGGCGCCCTAGATAATATGTTTTCCGACAAATTGGTTGAAAATACTAATACAATGGCATTTGCTCTACCCCTTTTATGGGGCGACAATATTTTCGATGATGTGCAAACCAAGACTATATTAGACAATTGTGGATATATTGTCCATCACGTGCAATATCGCAGTCTAGTCCAAACGATGCCATACATCAATATGTCGGCGAAGCCGAAAACGGCACTTTCGGAACAAATAGCTGCGGTCTCAATTCCAGAACCCACTTTTTACGGTATTATTCCTCAGTTTTCGTATGGCAAACCGCAATACAAATATCCGACTAGTTTTGTCGTTAAGGCCGATATACAATTTGATATATATCATTTGTTTTCCTATGGCCAAAATAAATCGCAAGTGTATTGCGGTTTAGCGTGCATTCCTAATTATGAAAAAAGCGTGTTTATGAACGGATTATTTAGGAATATTCGGGAAAACCGCAATTTGGATTATATCGAAGAAAGCGATGATGAAGAAGATTTTGAAGACACGCGTTTAGACAAATATGTAGATAGCGAAAAAACCTTGTTAATGGAATGTGTATTTCACAAAAAGTTCAAAAAGTGGGTACCGGTAAAAGTTGCGCCCCCGGGCAGCCAAGTGGTGCATATTGGCAAGCTATAGTATGCAATACACAAATAAAATTGATTTATATAGAATATAAACGTAACTGTATATATTCTATAACTCCTCTTATAATCCATTACCATTATGCAAAGAATGAATCAACAAAAACTAACCAGCTTTTTCCAAAAGTCTGCTAAAATTGTTCCCCAAGTTCTACCAAGACCAACTACGCCAAACCCCAGGCCAGAGTTCTTCGAACCAATTGCTAAACCGAAAGAAGTTCTATGTCCAGAATCCGATATAGCCAATCCATATTATTGTATGATGTTTGACGGCTGCAGCAAGGGCAACCCGGGGCCCGCAGGAGCGGGTGCTGTTATATATGCCAATAACAAGGAAATATGGTCCCGGGCCATTTTTGTGGGCGACCGGGAAACCAACAATTTAGCAGAATATACAGGTATGTTATTGGGATTAAACGAGGCCGTTCGCCTAAAAATACGGGAACTCGTCGTAAAAGGCGATAGCGAAGTAGTTATTAAACAAATGCTGGGAAAATACAAAGTCAAATCGGAGAACTTGCTAGATATTCACGAACAGGCCAAAGACCTAGAAAAACATTTTGATAAAATCGACTATATCCACGTATATCGCCATTTGAATGCCAGGGCAGACGCATTATCCAATGAGGGTTTAGCAAAAGTAATCAGACGCAAATAATCTATCTATATGTTATACTATGCCTATTCTTCAAGTCGGTGAGTTTTCTCCAGTAAATGCCCCGTCAGCGGGTGTTATACCTCAACCTTATGTGAGTTCTTTAGGTGGTGAATCATACAAATATGCGTCTAAAGGTGGTCGCAAATCCAGACTAAGTAAAAAACAACAGCGTCGTACTAAAAAAGCCAAGCAAAATAGACGTTCTCGGAGAACCCGTTCTAATCGGTAAGTTTGTGGATATATAGCTAAATGTTCTCCACTATTTCTTCTAAAGTATCAAACTTAATCAAACACTTTTTTTCTGAAAGTGTTTGTTTAGCCCCACATTCTTCATCATCGCTATTTGCACTTGCCTCTTGCTTGGCAACCGGTTCAAATACTCGTTTCCACGTTTTGTCACTATCCCAATCTATAGACATACCCGCATATAGTCGACTATCTATTTGCCGGATTCGGTAATTGCATTTTTTATAGAAACGTTTGCGCTGTGTCCATTGATTCTGGAACACATCGTGGCTATCTACTATATCCACTATTATAGGGTTCTCGTGTTTTACACGTAAGATGCGACCCACTGATTGCACTATATCCGTTTTCGGCGTTACCATAACTAGCGTTGATAGTGTTTTGATGTCTAAAGCCTCCGCTGCCATAGCATATGTGGCCAAAACCACTTGTTTGGTCTCGGTTTCCTGTAAAGCCGTTTGTTTCATCCCGCCCACGTAATATCCCACTTCGGCAATTTGCCTATAAGCGATTGCATCGTGCAAATAGGTCAAAAGGGACCGATTATGCGCCAAAATCATAATTTGGTTATCCGGGCTCTCTTTCACTAAATCACCTATTACACGAACAATGAAATCGCTGCGCGGACCAAAGTCGCAAAGTTTCGTAATCATTGTGCTATATTTAGGCGTACCTTTCCAGTCATATTCCACTTCATTAAATTGGGCGTCGGATGAGTTATATACAATTCCGCGAACACAAACCGGGTCTTCGTCTTTCCGGGCTTCGGTGTAGATTTTGTTGCCGATGAACATAAATAACACTTTGGTCAATTTGTCTTTGCGATCCACGGTGGCCGAAATACCTAGCATATAAGGCGTCACTATTTTCGTCAGTGTTTTGGAGAACTGTTCGCTACCAATTCGATGCACTTCGTCTATGATAGTGAGGCCGAAACTGGAAAACGTATTTCCCGGATAATCTTTGTCATATAATGTCTGAATCATTCCTATAACAATGTCCTTGTTCTCTATATCCATCACTTGGGCCTGGATTTTCCCTATCCGGGCCCCGGGCAGAAACTCGTTGATACGCTCAATCCACTGGTTCATCAAGAACTCTTTATGGACCAAGATGAGTGTCTTTTTGTGCAATAGTGAAATGATTTTTAGACCCATCACCGTATTATGAGTAACTGTAAAATCACCTAAAACAAACCGATGATTACCGTCTATTTCAAATCCATAATAATCATCTTCTTCAAGTTTTTCAACCTGTATTCTATAATTTAATACATTTCGCAGTAATTGACGTGGATGTGCTTTTTTTCTTATACAATTGACCGGGATTTCTTCTAACCCTTCTCCACATATACTGGTTTCATAGTAAGTTCCACTAACTCGCCCATTTTTAGCGTTTGTGCAAGTTTTTGTTATTTTTCTTTTATATGCAGCAAATCCTAAAGATTTAGCTAGAAATACTATATCATCTATAAGAGTTTCATTTTTTTGAACTATTTCATAAATGTTATCGTGATAATACCCGTCAGAATCTATAATCCCAGCTAACAATGCCAATTGATTTTTTCTCGAATTGCATTTGTAATGGTGAGGGATATGTTTATTATTAATAATATTATATTTTCTCAAAAACTCCAATAAAACATTTTTTTTATCGTTTTTGCAATTTGCCGAATTTATTCTATAATCATATTGAAAACCTGTGTATTTTAAATACAAATCTGTGTGTTTTGTTTTGAAACAATCTACTATATATTTTATCACAGTTGATTCTTGTGTTGATATTCTGGTTCCATCAGACGAACCATCCCCTAACCAATACCCAAGTAAATACGGGTCTATTTCTTGTGGAGTTTCTGTAAATATAATAGGAACTCTATATCCGCATAATACTCCACCTGGTCCGTGATACGACTTTGGTAAGTTTAAATAATCAGTAAGTGATATATCAAGTATTGTTCCTTTTGGCGTATTTTTATTTACGGCGGAACTGTATTTCAATGATAATATATGACTTTCATTTACTATATATCCATCTCCTTTCTTTGATTTTATTTTATACATCATTTCCCTACCTCGTGCTAATGTCAAGACATTTCGTGGCGTAGAATCATCACCCATTAATATATCTCCCACAACAATATCCTGCACCATTTTGATTGTTCCATCATACATAAGAACTGGCGTATTTTTGCCTAAACATTTCCCCCTACCGCAGGGAACCTCCAAAATACCTCCACCGCCTTTATGCAGCGAGTTATAACACAATGCCGCATCCACGTGTTTTGTATAAACGCCAATAATGTTTTCCTGATAATCGCGAATGGATTTAGAGAACTCCAAAGCAATATCGAGCCCCGGTTCCACATCGGTTTTACTGGGTAGGCCATATCGTTCTTGGCCATAAAATCGGGGCAAATATATTTTCTTGTCATTTTCTCTATAAACAGGGAATGCGGTTTCTTCCGGAGAGGCTACGCCATAAGTGGCACCAGCAACAATTGGTTTCACAAACAAGTCTTTATAGAGAAACTTGAGGTCGTCGGGATGTAAATATTCTTTAGGAATGGTATAGCCTTTTTTGCCTAAATGGGAGTTCTCGCGAATGCGAGTTTTGTATTCTTCAGTTACAACAAAGTCGGGGTCTTTTGGTAAGTTTATGGTTGTAGCAGTTTTCTTTTTAGCGGCAGCAGCGATAGCTATTTTACGGCGAATAAAAGCATTATGTTGAGATTTCATTCTAGTTTTTGGAGGTCTGAGTAATACTAATATATTAGATAAATTATCTTTATTACATTTAGCATTATTGCTTTCAATTTTTCAACAGTTTTCATATAAAAATATATAAATCTATGGTATAGATGAAGATACCGGAATCTCTTAAAAGCTTGTCATCAGTTGAACTTGTGCTATTTTTGGCATTTGTTCTATATGTTGTTCTCCCAATAAATACTCCTGATTATATGAAATCGTTTGTCAATTCTTCTATGGGCCTATTGTTTTTCTTTTGTGTAACGGTTGGATTATTTGCTTATACGAACCCCATTTTAGGGGTAGTGTATATCTTGGTTGTATATGAGGCTTTACGTAGAAGCAGCGAAACTTTCCACAATCCTAGAGCAATTGTCTTGGAATATGAGCCTTCCCAAAAAAATAAAGATGCCACTTTGAAGAAAATGAACCCGGTTCGCAATGAAAAATCAGTGGAAGAAGAAGTTATTGAAGTGCGTGCTCCTATCAATAAGGCACATTCAGTCGAAATTGTGCAAACTACATTCAAACCAGTGAGCAAAGCTATTGAAGGTGCCTCTCCATATTAGAGATCTATTTTCGTACGAGACTTCGTGTCCCTAAAATTGCGGATTTCCGACTGCTTCGCAGTCGTGGTCGTTGAATAATTATGTATATAGTGTAATACATAATTATACGAAAATGTTTATGTAGAATATTTAATCGCCATTATTATCCACATCAAAAATATAAACCCATATATTGCTCCTACCGAAAATATAAGGCTTTTCAAATGTGCAGTATATCCTTTTGTTTTCTTTTCATTTGATTTTACTGACGGGTTAGAATCTAGTGTTCCAGTTATCGACGATAAAATGGTAATCATTATCACATATATACCAGAAAAAATGCCTACATATTTTTTATCAAATACGTCTTTACCGGTAGTGTCCTTTATATACCAAAAATTGTAAAGCATATCTGGTATAATAGTCCGTATAGATGACATAGTATCGCTAAAAGATGCCATAGGAGGACTTGCATTGTTTGCGGATCTATCCAAAGCAATAGACAGTGATGACAATAATAAAAATATAATTATAAACATTCCTATCCACATTTCATTGGAATCATATTGCTGACCTCCTATTAATAAATTAATTCCCAATAAGAATATCATAGCCGTAATGAAAATGGTGAACAAAGACAATGAATCCTCTTTTTTGATAAAATTAGCAATAGTATATTGATAAAAAAGCGGACCTCCTAAATAACTAGTACCGATAGCAACCAATATAATAAAAAAAGCTGTTCCTAATGCAGTTTGTGCAGTAGCAGCATCTCTGTTACCATCGATTAAATATGTTGCCGTATTTCCTTTTACCGTGGATTTATCATTATCATCTACCGGAGTGCAAGTTACGAGCTTGTTATTAAATAAATTGACTATTTCACTATTTATTCCATCACTTTCTTCTGTAGTAAATCCTTCCGTTTTTGTATCTTCTATTTTTGGAGGTAAGATTATTTTATAATCCTTATTAACGGGATACATCGCAAAAAGTCCCTCTGATATCTGGTCATAGACTGAAAAATCCACTTCATTTATTGAAATGGGCGATACAAATATGACAATTGTATCAATACCACTCTTATAAATAATCTTTTTTTGTTGCGGTTCTATAAGTTTCTGCATATTGAAGTTCATTGTATCATAATGTATCGGCGGTTTTATAGAAGTTTTGATAATTTTATCTATATCATTAGGCTCTCGGTCAGTATATCGCGTATTTGTTAAAAGAAAACATAAATACAGTTTTTCGGATGTATTCACGGTAGGAACTAATTCTATTACAAGTTCTGCATCAAAGCTAGCATCCATATTTATCTTATGGGTTGCCTTGAAAATATGTAGGTTTTTACATTTGTATTTTTTAATATCGACATTTGCCATATAGGTTACATTCGGTCGCATTGTCCCACTCGGCATAGCATAGGGTATTTTGATATGGCCACCGTTCGTTTGTGTTTTTGAAAACTGGTTCAAATAAATGATGGCGGTATATAAATCGGTTATAATTGTTTGCTTATCATCGTTCAATGATTCATCATTTATGATGAATTGTAGTATTTCTGGCTGTTCTTGATTATTTGGATCTGGCGCTGGCGCTGGGGTTGGTGTTGGAGCTGGCGGGGAGCATAATTCATTTTTCCATTTTCTGCCTTCTTTCATACCGTAAACAGTGTAATGGGATAAAGGATCCATATTAGCATTTTTGACGTCAGGATTGTCAGTCAAGTATTGGGCCCTTGCGTTTTCACAATTATTTATCATAGTATATAATTATACTATATAAACATTTCTATAACCCATTCAATAACTGTATAACCTACCTACGTCTAAAAACTTGCCTAAAGATAAGGAATATACGAGAACGTCCCATTTTCATATACAGTAGCACTAAATGTATTTTTATAGCCTTCCACATAAACCGTATCTCCGTTTTGGATTTCATTGCATCCATATTCACCAGTGCAACTTTTACCATTTACACTAAGAGGCAATTTGGCACTAATATTGCTATTTCCATTAGCCATAGTATAATATTGCCATTTGTCACGACCGTTCAACCATTTGCGTCCCATTAGTGGTAAGATGAGCGCGTCATTCCCTACTCCACCTCCATTCATTGGTGTTAAAATCCCGATTTGTTGATAAGACATACCACTTCCACGAGTTTCAATATTTACCGGTATTCCACGGACGTCCGATGAATCGCGTGGATGGTAATATCCATCGTCTTTCAAAGGTGGTGAATAGGGGTCATTGAACGAATCATTGCGCCTAGTGGCAATACTTGCTAAACTAGGTTGTTGTATAACTACAATTTTGGCAGGATCTGTTGAGTTTTGTTGTTGTTGATTATTGTATTTATGCTGTGAATAAATCATATAGACGACTAAACCAATGACCAATAATAAAATAAATAGGGTCATATTTTCAATACATATCACTCCTGGAATACACTTTTTTGCCATAACTATACACTAAATATATATAATACTTTATTGCCACTAGTATGTTTAGTAGTCATCTAGATCGGTATTCAAAGTTGGTGGATTAAAACTCCAATCTAAATATGGAAATGGTGGGAAATCATCTGGACACCACGAGTAGCACCGGTCTTGAATCTCATCAGAATAATGTATTAAGTGATATCCAGTGTATTTTTTTACCATACAATCAAGGCTTTCTGCATATCCCCATAACATATTTTCAATGTATTGCAAACTAAATAACCAAAATAAAAACTTTATGGGGGAATATAAAGCTTGGCCAAGTGCATCTAAAGAATACCATCCGAAGCATTTGTTCAAATTTTTTACAAACCTTATTGCACCAGTTAAATAACTTCCTAGCCATATAAATACACGAGGTATATACTTGAATGCTTCTCCGATATTATTAAATATGCGTACTATAAAATTAAATAAGTATCTAAAGAACTCACCAATCCACTCAAATACTCTTCCTATCATCTTGAAAAATCCAATCATTCGTCTGAACCCTTTACCTAGTTCATCAAATATTTGAAATGACTTTCTAAGATTTTCTCCAGCTTGTTCAAATGTGCGTTTAGTTTGTTCTATAGATTTTCGAATTGCATCACCAACCGGGTCTGATGATCCAGCACCTTCTCGTATTATAACTTTCTTTTTACGACGTTTTACAATTTTACCATCTTCTCGTTTGATACGTGTTTCTAAACCTTCTTGTACAATTGGATTATAGAAACTGTATAATGAAAATCCTACTAAAATACAAATAATAATGATTATAATAGGAATGATATATGACTTTATTTTGCTGTTCATTGTTATATATTATAGGCATTTTTTATTAATTTTTCTTCGTAAAACTCTGGTTCTCTCTCGTATTTTTCTACTAGTAGTAATAAATTACTAGTAGGATATTCTATATTATGTCTCTTTATTTAGCAGATTCGCAAACTAACCGGTCATTGCACTTGAATCCCTTGTCACAGTCGGTGTCCTTAGTGCAAGTGGATTCTGAATGAGTCATAGGCATATCGACACCTTCGTGCGATTCATCGACACCTTCGTGTGATTCATCGACACCTTCGTGGGACTCATCAACTCCTTCGTGGGATTCATCAACGCCTTCGCGGTCTTCCATTCCTTCTTTCTTGCCTCCCTTTTTGCCTCCCTTTTTACCCTTATGCATTCCCTCCTTTTTATGATAAACGCCATCATCTGCACCTTCTTTGTCTGCCATACCTTCTAAAACAATATTGGTTCCAGATTTAACAACATTGGACACAACCAATGCAATGACCAAAATGACAATCATATTTTTGCTGAAATAGGAGGTCAAATATCCGACCAACAAAAATATTGCCACGTGGATAAACTCGCCGCTAAACATCCATATTAGCAAGTTGATCAGACACACGATAAACGATACATATAACACATATTTATTGTATAATAAACTTTTATTACCAGCAAGCTTTGCTGAATAATTTTGCGCAGCCTTGTTGTATAACTTTTTTACAGTAGATGATGCAGACTTTTTCAATGCCATTATATACTATAGAAGGATATTATCCTACGATAATAAATTATCTTCGGATAATATTATAATACCTACTATTGTTCCTCATTCTCACAATAACATTCATATTTCCTAAATAATTTATCTTCCTGAAATTATTCCCAATGAATCGTTTTCATTTTCCTCTGTATAATTTGGTGGAATATCCCCACTATAAATATCCAATACTTCTTTTACAACTTCTTCACGTTGTATATCCGTTCTATCAAACTCAAAACTCGATATACTAGATGATCGGCGACCTTTGAACTTGTTCAAAAAATCGTCCATTCCATTTATTTCTCCGGCCCTATCATTTTGTTCTAAATCTCCGGTAATAACCAATCTACTATTTTCCCCCAAACGCGTGAGTAACATTTTCATTTGTGATATAGTAGAGTTTTGCATTTCATCTGCTACAATCCACGCATTCTTAAAGGTACGTCCTCTCATAAATCCTAAAGGCGCGATTTCGATGATTTTCTCTTCCATCAATTCTTGGACTTCTCTTGGCGATAGAAATGTATATAACACATCATAAATGGGACGAACCCAAGGAGCCATTTTCTCTTCCAACGTTCCCGGTAAAAATCCGAGTTCTTCATCTACGGTCACAGAAGGTCGTGTAAAAATGAGTTTTTCATATACACCTAGCAAAAAATATTTGACACCGAACTCCGTTGCAAACAGGGTTTTACCGGTTCCTGCTGGACCACTGGCCACAATAATTTTGCGCTGTTTATTTTTTAGGGTGGCAAAATATTGTTCTTGGTGTTTATTTTTGGGTTGTGTGAACCTGCTCTCAAAATTGGCCTTCTCATTTGGAGACAAGTATTGCATATTTTCGTATAATTTGCGTTGTTTTCCAAAAGATTTTGGGTCATTTTCGGCCATATATTCATTCAACAGCTCTTTCTCAGTCTGTTTTTTGGATTTACGTCCGCGTCTTTTGGGAGCAGGCTCACTAATTGTTTCTAAAGGATTCATTTATACTATTTGGGGATTTTATATTTTATAAAATACATAAATCATTGTTTTTCATATATTTATTTCGTGCATACACCAATTATGGGGTAAAAAAGATTTTTTGGCCAAATGGCTAAATCTTTTTATTTTAGTTAATTATAAAATTACAAGGGTAAAACATAGAGCATATAGGAGTATAGAATCATTTTTTATTTTTTATTGTTTTTATTCAACGGTTTCGATTTCTTCACCTTCTTCTAATTCATATTCACCTTTTGCAATCAATGCATTGCGTGCAATAATCGTGGCACGAAGGGCGGCGTCTCTGGCCACTTTCGCTGCCAATTCTTGTTCGGCCTCTTCTTCCTCATCCAAGAGGTATCCAATTTCGGCCCAAGACATACCCTTGAATCGAGCAAGAAATCCAGGGAAAGAGTCCATAGGGTTGTTAGATACAGAAGACATTTTGCTTTAATAGTTTTGAGAGAGTGGTTTGAGACAGCGGTTTGATATAATCAGTTTGTATTAAATATGCCATACACTATTTATAAAAAAAGTATTTCAATTTTGTGTTGGCTCCTATGGAGCCAGCACAAAACAAACAAGTTGTGTGAGGCGCCCTTGGCGTCAAAAACAACATTGCAATTTTCCATAATACCAATGCATATGAGATTTACTTACTCTAAATAGTAGTTGGAAACTGGTGTCTATCTTGAAATAAAACACCTCTATGTCCGGATTCTTGTGGGCTTATTAAATCATATCTCACTATATTGGCAGGATGTATGGCAGCAAACAGTTCTAATATACAATCCATATACCGTTCCCTACTATTAGTGGCAAAATGTAATAATTCAAATGCACCTTCTTTACTAATACCAATACCATGCAATCCTCTAACACCCCCGGATATACTTGTAACTGGGTTATTATTTACAACAAGTCCGGTAGTTTTTAATTTTACACCCTCATGCATTATACAACAGCCTAAATAAAAAAACGGGTGTGATATTTTTTCATATTGTATTATTTCGTCTAATAATATAGGTTCTACTACATTAATATCATCTTCAAATACATATCCCCACTCTTCGTTACTATTACAATATATAGTATTGTAAATATTCATCATGCTTATTTTATTAGATAATACCTTGTCCTTATGTGGTATAGCTTTATAAAATACTACGGTAAATCCTATATTTTCTAATATTTGTTTAGAAAATTGCGCTCTGGGTGAGTTTTCATTCGTAGTTAATAAATAGGCCGTTCTCATAGTCATTATATATAATATTACTAAAAATTATAATATATATACCGCAATAAACCATTAAAAATCTGCTGCTAAATCGAATATATCTTTATCGATAGATTTGTTGGCCAAGGCATATTCGGCATTGGTACGCTCAAAAAAATTGACCTTAGATTCAATACTAATCAACTCCATAAAATCAAATGGATTCGATACATTGTATACCTTGTCATATCCCAATTGCACAATTAATCGGTCGGCCACGAACTCAATATATTGAGACATCAAATTTACGTTCATACCAATCATACGACAAGGAATTGCTTCAGTAATAAACTCCTTTTCGATTTCCACGGCCTCTTGGATGATTTCATATATCCTCTTTTTGTTAAGTTTCTTCATCAATTTGCTATACAACAACACGGCAAACTCGGTATGCAAAGCTTCGTCTCTAGAAATCAATTCATTGGAGAACGTCAACCCTGGCATCAGACCACGGTTCTTTATCCAATAAATGGAGGCAAAAGAAGACGAGAAAAAGATACCTTCAATCGCCGCGAAAGCAACCAACCTGGATGCAAACGAACTGCGGTTATCGCCTATCCATTTCTTAGCCCAGTTGGCCTTTTTAGCAATGCACGGATAATTCTCTATAGCATTAAACAAACGAGTTTTTTCCGCGTCGTCTCGAATATAGGTGTCGATCAATAGTGAATATGTCTCAGAATGCACATTTTCCATTGCAATCTGGAATCCATAAAAAGCCCGGGCCTCGGAAACTTGCACATCACTCATAAAGCGGGATGCCAAGTTCTCCAAAACTAGACCGTCAGATGCGGCAAAAAACGCGAGAACCATACTAATGAAATGTTTTTCATCGGCGGACAGCTTTGCCCAGTCATTCAAATCTTGTGCCAAATTAATTTCTTCAGCCCTCCAAAAACAATCCATCTGTTTTTTATACATTTTCCATATGTCTTGATTGCAAATTGGGAACATTACAAAGCGATTATCGTCAGGTTTCAATAAAGGTTCAACAAAATGGGTTTCGGGCGTAGTCATTCTTCCTAAATAATATACTCTTTAGATTTTATACCTTTTATAAAAAATCATTAATGTATATGCGTTTTTTTCACGAAATATTTTTCTATATACCATAAACCGTGTAATATTATAAATAATATAAATAATATTGTATTAAAGATTAAACCAATACATACAATAACGCCAATACTATGTTGTTTCCATTTTTGAAGACGATTATTGACTATAAATTGGCCAATGTAAAAATGGATGATATTATTTTGAATATACAAAATATTTCACTTTTTGGGATAAGTATCTATTCAATATATTGCTGTGTAAACTATTATGTAATTACTGGACAAACCACCAATGTTTTTTCTCCCCTACCCCCTGGGTCTGGTTTACTACCCCCTGGGTCTGGTTTACTACCCCCTGGGTCTGGTTTACTACCCCCTGGGTCTGGTTTACAAAATAGCGATACTTGTAATAAATCCAGTTTCATAACGCCTTTTGATAATTTATTTATATGCGTTCAGATTTACGCATTTATAGATTTATTTTTGGTAAAAACAAATGATTTGATTATACATCATTTGTGCATATTCGCTGTAAGTTTTTATACTTGGTATAACAATGTAAATGATATTAATAGATTTATGTTTGGATATTCACTATTAAAAACTGAAATATCGTCTTTCTTTTTAGTGCTAAAATATTGGATACCTGAAAAAACACTTGCTTATACTATAAATGCACTATTACTTTATGTAAGTTTTTTCAAGTTTCGCATTTTTGATATGTATAATGAAATAATTCGCGGTAATTATGTATTTGATATAGTCCTACATAAATATACACCTACTAGTCCATCCATATCTGGAATATTATACTTTTCAGTTTATGGATTGTATTTATTGAACGCATACTGGTTTTTAATTATGACTAAAATATTGTATAAACAACTTTGCAAAAACACAGCAATAAATACTGACAAAATATGCCACTTTATTTGTTCATATATTCATTATGCAAACATTCCATTGGCTGCATATTTGTATTCGTATAACAAACGAGAGCAAAATATATTTGATATGGCCGGAATAGTTATATTGAGTATTGCTTCTCATATGTATCATTACGACGTATATGAAAAAATACAGACAAAGCAAATAACTGAATATGTTGTGTCTGAAAATAGTAATTATGTGTATTTTTTGAACGATAGCATTTGTATTCATATTCGCTCTTTTCTAGCAGTTTTTACCAATTATTACAACAAACCATATTTTTATGCAGTTACTACAGTTTGTGGAGTATTTCAATTAAGTTGTATTTATGTTGGGTTTATAAATGTTGTAGAACTATTAAGCAAAAAAACATATGACAAATCCAATTTTTTGAAAATACATTATATTTTTACATTTTTACCAATTGGAATAGACATTTTTGCAATATATTTGAATACTAAATCACAAGAAATCGCAATTCCCTTCTTGTTTATTAATATAGGTATCGTATTGTTATTTATAGTTGAACCATTTTATAAATTGACACACGTTGCATTTCACTTAATGTTAATTGCGCAAAATTGGTATATATGTTTGACTAATAGTAGCACATAATTATGTACCCATTATACAGCAACAATAATAACTATATAAAGGTTATTATTTTTATACAAATACATTATGCCAAGTATCGAGAATATGAATCCGAATGTATTAGTATTTGAAGACGGGGTTCTCACAAAAGACATTGACAATGACTTTGTATGGCGTGGGTTTTGTTCATCGGCAAACAAAAATGGACCAATCATACAATACATCCAATCTATTTTACCCCCCAATTCCCTTTTCATTATACCACGCAGTGACGGCAATGTAACCCGCAATAATGCATACAATGAGGGATATCACCATTTAGTCTGGGAAACAGATATAGAACCATATGTGCAATATGCCAAAGAAACTGACAGGGTTCTCCTAGTTGGTGTATTGTCTTTACTAGAAAAGAGAGAACCTGATATAAACTATGTATTTATTCCACTAGAAGACGATTTTTTTGGAGCTGGTTTAGAACACTGGTTTCCTCAAGACCAACTATTACCGTGGGAACAAAGGAGCGATGAGTTGGTATGGCGAGGAGGGTGTTCTGGTATAGATGAAGGGGAATCGCTCAGAATCCGGTTCGCAAAAGAAATATACAAGTATAATCCAAACACCCAAGTGCGATTAGGTCGATGGTGGAGTGAAAATAAAGGCATTCCGGAAGAACTTTTCGGAGAACATATGCATCATATGTCTATGACATCACAGAAAATCTATTTTATTGTAGATGGAAATGTCATTGCGTCGAATCATATGTGGGGCTTCGCAACCGGGGCCGTGCCCTTTCTAATTTCCAATGCCTATTGCTGGTTCTCCGAGTTTTTAGAGCCATATGTTAATTATATACCCATTGCCTACGATTTGAGTGATTTAGTGGAAAAAATCGAGTGGGTCAAAACGCACGACGAAGAGGCGAAACAAATCGCACAAGGGGCTTTAGACTTTACGAGGCACGTTTTTTCGGCGGAGTTTCAGCGCCAATATTTGCGCGAACAAATAGGTAAATATATTCCCATCAAAGAAACATAAATAGGAGAACACATATACCAGTATTATCAAAGTTCTCATAAAAAGCAATGAAAATTGTGGATTGTTTTACATTTTATAATGAATTGGACCTATTACAATATCGATTGGCTGCTCTATACAATTATGTCGATTTTTTCATATTAGTCGAGGCAAATACTACTCACGCAGGTCATCCTAAACCTACCTATTTTATTGATAATATGCATTTGTTTGAAAAGTATCGCAATAAAATCATTCATATGGTTGCAGATTTACCATTTAAAGCCCCCAATATAGACTATGGTAAAAATCAGCAATGGGAAAATGAGAACTTTCAGCGCAATTGTATCAAAGAATGTGTGCAATTAGAACAAGTAAGTTTAGCCAAAGACGATTTAGTCATTATATCCGATCTAGATGAAATCATTGACCCACAAAGACTAGTGGAGTTTCGAAATGGGAAATTACTAGCATATAAGGGGTTCTCCTTATCGCAAGATATGTATTACTATAATTTGCATTGCAAAAATACGTGGTTTTGGTCAAAAGCCAAGATTGTGACATATGAACATCTATTGCAAAAAACGCCGGAAGAAATCCGACAAAGCGAACTACCTTTACTTGAATGGGGTGGCTGGCATTTGAGTTATTTCGGCGATGCATCATTTATTCGCAATAAATTGCTCGAGTTTGGCCATCAAGAATACAATTCCCCAGAATATACCGATGAAAACATTATTACACAAAGATTGGAAAGTGGAGTGGATTTGTTTGGACGTGGATACGTACATATGACACACGTCGCATTTGATCAAAACCCTTATTTACCACCATTGTATGATATTTATTTGAATAAATATACGAAATCACACGACATTTGTAATGTACCTATTTATGTGTATTACCATTTGTGCTGTATTGCAAATTGGCGCAATGTATTTAGTAGAATGATGTTTAAATTGAAAAATAGTGGTCTGTATACCCTTATATCGGAAATACGTCTCATTGTTTTAGGAAATGAATATAACCCATCTGACCCAATATTTGATGATCCCAAAATTACGATTCGATTTTATTCGCCGGATATATCATTGTATGAACGTCCTGCATTAAATCATATGATAGAAGACTCAACTACGGATGTCAATTTTATCGTGCAAGATTTTTATGTATTATATATGCATTCAAAGGGAGTAAAACATTGGGGCGACTCAGACCTAGAATCGAATGTGTATGATTGGTGCGAATATATGTTTTATTTTAATATTTACAAACACATTGACTGTATAACTCAACTAAATAATGGGGCAAATGCAGTGGGTTGCAATTTGCAAGAACGAGGTGCCCCCTTGCATTATTCCGGTAATTTTTGGTGGTCCAAGTCGAGTCATATCCGAAACTTGCCTAAAATCGTCGATACATACTATAATAGTCCCGAGTTTTTAGTAACTTCGATTGATGGTGTGTATAAATCATTATGGCATTCGGAAGTGAATAATTTTATAACTCCATATCCAGCCAACTTGTATGAAAATCGACCAATCAATATACAGAAAATTGAAAGGAAGAACGGGTATGTGTATTACAATTAATCATATAAACAGTTAATTAGTATATATTTTATTACTTACTTATAACAATGCTATTGCGAAGTTCTCTTGTAAAAATCGCGCGTCGCAATTGCCACCATTTTACACCGGATTTGCGGACTCCAGAGAACGTAGTAAACCAGCAAGTTTCGGGAGAGACGAAGCATAACCCTCTACCTCGGTCGGCTTTGATAAACACTGTACAAAAACAACAAAAAGAAATAAAAGAACTAAATCATCGCTTGGCTAAACTTTCAACAAATATGCATACCCGAATGCAACAAATGGAAGATGATATGAAGTTAGGATATAGTTTAAGTTGCCTATTGGTTGTGTTCTCTGTAGCTATTCGCTCATAAACTCAGAAGGCTTCGCCTCTGGAGTTTCTTGCATAATGATTTCTATAACGGAGAAATCATTATATAAAGACTTTGTTGAATATATAGCAATACCCTAAATATTATGTATTTGAAAATCTATGTTATTGGCCTTTTGTTTTTTGTTGCAGGGTTTTCAAATACTTTTGTGTCCCCCTTTTTTTTAACTCCGTGGTTGCGAAAAAAACTATTATTCCCAGGTTCTCCCATTATTCCTAAATATATCCAAGAACCCAACAAGAAACAATTCTTCGGAATCATTGGACCCAACATAGTACCTGAAAATGTCCAGAACTTATTTGAGCTATTTATAGGAAACGGAGTTATACAAGGCATTTTTGTAAATGGGGAGAACATAACATTTGCTAAACATCTGATTCGTACAGATAAACTTGCACAAGAAGAGAACCCGAAAAACCAGAAAAACGCGCAACAGGAAACTTTAGGAATGAAATTGCTAAAGTATTTCGGATATTTGGTCGGAATCAATAAATGCAACAATTTAGGCGCGGCAAATACGGCTATATTACCCGTTTCTACACCAGTGGATGAAAATACCACTGCAGCATATGCATTGTTCGAAAGAGATTCACCCTATTTATTGCATTTTTATCATAATACATCTACTATAAAAACGGTGGGAAAAATAAAGACCCCCTACCCCCTTTCTGGACATTCTAAATATTCCACAAACTGTTTCGGAATGAAAGTAATAGAATCCATTGATTATCACATATTTGCCAGAAATGTAATGTATTACACAATGGATGAGAACTTGACTCAGGTTCTCTCAAAACATACCATAAAAACGCGATATATACCAGTCATACACGATTTCCTATCCACTAGCGATAGTATTGTAATTGTTGATTCTCCATTAGTATTTGATTTTCCTAAATTGTTTAGAGGAAAAATACCTATGCGATTTGAAAAGTCATTGCCGACTTATATCCACGTTCTCCATAAAAACACGGGGCATGTTTCTACATACAAGTTGTATTCGCCATTTTATATATTTCATTTTGCTAAATATGTGGATACGGCAAAACAATTGGAAATCTATGCGCCTTTGTACGATGATATCGATTTTGACAGTGTAAAAATAAAGGGGCGATATCGCAAAATAGTCATAGACAAATGTCATAATACTGCATATGTATGCAATAACATGGAAACGGAAAAATACAATTTGGATTTCCCAGTGGAAGATATTTTAGGCAATATCATTTTACGTAATATACAAAAACGTAAAATAAATGGGTATGTGCGAGTCGATGATAATATGGCTATAACACAAAAATGGATGTTTGACGATATATTCTTTTGTGGAGAACCAGTGGCGGTTAGCCTAAATAACAAAAATGGGTTGATTGCATTTGGGAATAACTTCGACAATAATAATGATGTAAATACAGTTTTACCCGGGGGATTAGTTTTGCTAAATATGGAAGATGGAACGGTTGTAAAGATTTCGATCAATGACAGTCTAACAATGGGATTTCATACCGTTTCTATAATCAGATAGAGGTATCGGATTGGTATGTCGCTAAAGTTCGGGCACTTGCATCCGTCGCATCCACATATTTAGGCATCCAAAAATAGGGAATAATAGATCCCATTCCAGTATAACTACTTTCAAATACATATCTATAATAGTATTGCTCGGAGGTTTTAGGAATATTGGTCGTAACTTTTTGCATTTGAATATTATGTTTTACCATTTCTTCATACGATTTGTATTCATTTAGGGGAACCATTTTAGTACAATAATCTTGCAAGATTTCATATAGAGACCGTTGTGTTCCACTAACCCCGTCACTGAATGCCTCTTTCCTTCGCCATATTACTTTGTCTGGTAGAATGGTCAATAGACCTGAAGCAGGAACATAGTTATTTTTCGAAAATGCATAACGCAGCCAATATTTCTCGGTTTGTCCAGAGAACTGCCTCAATGTAGGTGATATAGACAAATAATATTGTGCCCAAGCTCGGTCTAAAAAGGGTGTTCGTGGTTCTAGGCCGTGTGAGGAAATCGATTTGTCCGATCGCAATACATCAAATGTATGTATGTCTTTCAATAAGCGGCGGCATTCTTTATCAAACTCGATCATATCGGGGGCTTTTTGCATATACAAATATCCACCCAACAATTCATCCGACCCATCGCCATTGAAAATGACTTTTGCTTCACTATGTTTAGCAATATATTTGCCCAATAAATAATTGCCAATACTGGCCCTTACAGTCGTCGTGTCATAACTTTCTATAGCTCGTATTACCTCTGGAATTGCCTCGCAAAAGTCTTCTTCGGTCAAAATAATTTCGGTATGTTTTGTTCCTAAATGTTCGGCAACCATTTTAGCATATTTCAAATCCACCGATTCGGCTAAACCTATACTATATGTTTCTACCGGTGGAAGACCATTTCTTTTGTGATATTCGCTTACTAATGCGGTGATTAAACTACTGTCTAAACCACCAGATAGGAGACACGCAATCGGTCTTTCAGTAGTACAACACCTTTTCTCCACGGCTGCAATCAAATAGGTCTGAATACCTTCTATAAGTTGTGGTATAGCAGTTACAATTTCATTCGATTTATATAGGGTTCTACTAAACCCGGTTATGTGATATACAGTGTTTTTTGATACGGGAGCCCATTCGGAGCACACTTTATCTGAAAAAGTATATGTGGAATAAGACCCAGGTATAAATTGTTCCACTGTATATTTTGTTTGAGGGAATTGTATAGCAAATTGTGAGAGAACCTTCAATTCGGATGCAAACCCGATAGTAGTTTCTCTATCAGTAGGTCCAGCGACTTGATGAATAGTATATAGCGGACGAACACCATACGGGTCGCGTGCTACATACAACAAGGGTTCTCCAATACTAGAACGTTGGTCTAACAAAACAAAGGAAAATACACCGTCCAACATATGCAATGTTTGTTCTATACCATATCTTTCATATAGCCATAGAATGACTTCACAATCGGAATGCGTGGATGGTATGACTGCACCAGTTGCATCCATCAATTCATATAACTCCTTGTAGTTGTATATTTCTCCATTGCAAATCAATATGATATTTCCTTTAATAATTGGCTGGCTAGACTCATTAGTAAGGCCGTTTATGGCTAAACGATGAAACCCAAACATTAGTTTGCGGCTCACTTTGCATAATTGGGAGTTCTCCGGTCCTCGACCTTTACCTTTTTTAAATTGTTGAGAAATAAACTCGATTGAATATTTATTTTCATAATTTAATAGGGTAAATATTCCACACATTCTGACGATGGTAATAATACGGGGTTAATCTTTATGTTATTGCAAAAATTGATATAAAATATTTGTTATAGTATTATAAAATAATGGAGTTTTTGCAACAAGTTTATGCATTTTTTTCATATATTAGGGAAAAATTATTCAGATGTGGAACCCATTATTTACCAGTTTCTGGAAACGAACCGGATGTCGAAAACCAATGCGTCGTATTTTTTGATGCAGAAAATGGGATGATGTACAATAAATTATAATAATAAAAAATATAGAGTATATATCTTATGTATATATATATACTGTATAAGCTATGGCAAAAACGTTTAGATATCAAGATAATTTAGGTAATATTTTGTCGAGTTCTCCGGAACCGTTTATAAATCAGTTGAAAGAAACTATATATGATGGATTTGAATATTATATGAAGTTAGATATGGCAGACTATGCTATATATTCTGAAACATCCCCGGATACGACCCCAAAATATACAATGATTTCTAAAACACAAGTATCGCCCAATAATCGGAGTTCGCAGACTGCCGAGTCATCGCACGTTTTCAGTTATACAGATGAAAGTGAAGCTACTAAAAAAGCCGAAGAACAAAGTTTGCAAGATACCACATCTGCGTCATTACCTGTCCCAGATGTAATTGCCTCAAAAATGTTTGAGCAATCTAAAATGAGCACCATAAATACGGTGTATATAGGTTCTCTTACTGTAATTGGATTATATGTGTTATTTAGATATATGAAATACTAAAAAATATAAACAATAATATATATTGTTTATACAATGAATAATACTATCGCTAAGCCCGCCGTTATAGTGTCTTCCAGTGTTGCTATATCTAACCCGCGCAATATTACAATCGATTTAGAGTTCGACTTCGCTCTTTGCCATACACAGTATAGTTATTGTCGCTATTGGCACTGATTATGATACAAATAGTGATAGTGATAATGAAACCAAATCTTTGAAAATAAAAAGAAGAGAGACGTCCGTTGATATTTATGCGGAAATGCAAACGATACTTAGTGGTATTACTAGCAGTATTACTAGTGGCAATAAAATAGATGATATACCACAATATATATCATTAAATAGTACAAACACGATTTCAAAACCGATTCCCATACCTAAAAGAAATCAACCCACCTATGTATATTGTTATAACTAAAAGTATATTGGCTCATTGTGTTCGCATACGTTTATCATATATTTACCAGACATATCAAACATAATTGGAATACAAACTCTTTCAGTGTCCTTTTTACACTTGAAACACTCTGTAACGTCTATATAAATCCGACTTTTATTTATAATAATATTTCCCCAGCAAACTTCATCCTTTTTCAATACAAACGATGTATATCTATATCTATTTTTGTCATTTATTTTGACACATCTTGTATCCATCAATAGTTTGAATACGGGTATTTTGGGAGGAACTATATTTGTTCGTATAGTTTTCATTTCAATATTGTTTGGGTCAGTCATTTTAGTTTAGTATATGATGAATAATGACATAATATACTAAATAATCAATTTTGTAATAAGTATTGTAGAAAACTCCGTATCTTCCCGCATTATAGCCTGACACGTTTGTATAACTCAAATGCGACTAAACCTCCTAATATTTGGGCAATACAATATGGAAGTATTTCAACATTTGTTATTTGGCCCGCAGCTGCCATAGTAATAGTGATTGCTGGATTGATGAATCCTCCAGAAATATTTTTGGTTAATAATACCGCTAATGCGAATGATGCACCTATCGCTAATGGGTTTCCTGTTGCCAAAACTACATATACGAAAAATATGGATCCTAAAAACTCGACTAAATATTTATTCAATGGCATAATATATAAATACCATATATTTTATCATTTTGATATAGCATTTAGCATTGGGTTTTGCAAAAAGTGGATTTATTTAGACAATCATATGGAACAGTGCATCCCAATTTATCGCGCTTTATCAATAATTGCTTTGTTCTATCCGAGTTTTCATTTGTTTTAGTGGGTTGCAGAGTGATTGGGTCAAAACGCAAGTCCGAATGATTTGTAAAGCAAACCGCACCAGATGTTCCAGGAGTATGAACGCATTTTGGCGGAACAACATATCCGCCGGCCCGGGCCCGAATAATTGCTTGTCTAGCCGTATTTCTATCCACGTTTGTAGTAAATCCTATAGCACTATTGGCATCATTTATACTGCCTTTACCAATACTAGCATTGCGTCTCTTATCGACAACAGCAGATGCATCCCTGTTGCCATACCATTTTTTTGCGGTTTTTTGTGATTGCGTAGTCGAATTGGTGGCATTTGCACTTTCGACATAATTTTGACGCCCAATAGCAAATGAACCATCTCCGTCTGAAGTAAGGTCTTTTTGTGGCATCGCCCTTTGACTGTATAATATTCCATTATTGATATCGTTTCTTCTATACATAAACATTTGAAGCATAGTTATTGTGTAGTATATTATACAGTGGTATAATATTTTACTAAACATATGTATTATCCTGCTATGATAAATCATCTACCGCTTATCGGCGACGAACTGCCATTAAAGGAACATACGAAGAGTTTTGGTATCCGCCATTCTTCAAATCATTGTAGTTGCGGTTTTGTGCCTGCAGTTTCTTGAACTTGATATAGTCCGATGCATCGGGAACATATTTCACGTTGCAAGTAGAAGCAGGAACTCCTGAGCCATCACAATTTGAAATAATGGAACCAATACGACCCTTCCAACCCGGTTTGTCGGCATTGACTTGGTTTGAACCACCACATACATAGTTTTGGCGTTGCAAATAATCGCCTAAATTATTTACTGCACGAAACGGTGTTACAATACGACCCTTATTGTTGTATGTTCCATTTGTATAAGCAGTATTCCAACTTTTCACCAATAAACGTCGTGCCATAACTTGTTCGCTAGATTTTTCGTTTCCAATAGTTTGAACAGGCGACCATCCATTGTATGGTCCTCCTCCTAGATCTGGTCCTGATGCCATTATTAATATATACTTAGAATAGAATATATTTTAGCAATATACTATATAATGTCGAATAACTCACACAAGTCTAGTGAATCGGAAGAAAGTGAAAGTTCTTCTGTTGAAAGTATAGGTAGTATCGGTGAATTGGCAAATAATCCCAATCTGGAAGAAATTGTCAAAGGTCATACATATTTTAAATATGATCCGACCTGTCTTCGCAAGAAATCCAACTGGAGTAAAACGAAAGAAGAATACAAGTTTGACCACCCAGCGTTTGACACTAAGCAATTGAAAACCGATATACATTCCCATTCTCCTAAATTGGAAAGTTTATTAAAACGAATTGAAGACATTGATAAACGTGATATGGAAAAAGACGGGCGTAAATATAAACATTTCATTTTTTCTGATATTAAATCTGGTATATATGGTGCTAAACTCATTGCAGGTGCGTTGATGGCTAAAGGTATGCATTTAGGATATTATGCTGAACCAAATACGAACCCCAAGTCAAAGAAAACATACGAAAAGATTGTGTTGGATGAAGACGAAACTCTTTTGAAAACCAAGTTCAACAATTTTTACTTGCTTTCTTCTGTATCCGTGTATGACCAACCGATTAGCGTTACTATGAAAAAATCAATTTTGAAAAAGTTCAATCAACGTCCTGAGAATGTGTATGGAGAACTTGCACGAATTATTATTATGGATAGTGGATATAAAGAAGGTATTGATTTGTTTGATATCAAATATGTCCATATTTTCGAACCGCAAACCACTATGGCTGATCAAAAGCAAGTTATTGGAAGAGGAACTCGTACTTGTGGCCAAAAAGGTCTGCAATTTCATCCTACCAAAGGTTGGCCCCTATATGTGTATATCTATGATGTAGCTATACCAGATGAATTGCAGTCTCAAATGTTGGGTTCTCCTACTCTTTTTGATTTATATATGAAAGCAATGAATATTGATTTCCGTTTGTTCAATTTCCAACACGATTTGGAGCGAAATACGGTGTATGGTTCGGTAGATTATGAATTGAATCGTGCTATACACAATTTCGCTATTGAACCTGATGAAGATGATGTTATGTTTGGCGGTGCTCACCGAAAGTTTGTTATAGATAAGAAACTGCCTAAACTTGTTTTAGGTCCGGAAAATCCCACGATTGATTTTGTTATTCGCCCACCGATGGGAGAACATATGTCGTTTGACGAAAACCGCGAGTTTGTTCGCAGATATTTCAAGGATTTTGAATGGAAAGATGTGAAAATGGAGAACAATTGCGTGGACAAAAAAGTGGGTGGTGCAGAACTCTTGAATTATACTCCCACCCAAGGATTCGTGCAAAGTTATTTTACGCCACAAAACCCGTGCAAAGGTATGCTTCTATGGCATTCCGTAGGAACCGGTAAAACGTGTTCGGCTATAGCAGCAGCATCGTCATCTTTCGAGAGCGATGGCTATACCATTCTATGGGTAACCCGAACTACGCTCAAAAACGATATATGGAAGAATATGTTTGACCAAGTATGCAATGAAAATATCCGGGCTCAAATCGAAAATGGCGTCAAAATACCGGACGAACAGTCAAAGCGTATGCGCTTATTATCTAAATCGTGGTCCATTCGACCTATGTCATACAAACAATTTAGCAATTTGGTGAGCAAACAAAACAGTTTCTATGACGCTTTGGTGAAGAAAAATGGCGAAGCAGATCCTCTGAGAAAAACACTGCTTATTATTGATGAGGCCCATAAATTGTATGGTGGCGAAGATTTGTCTTCCATTGAGCGCCCTGATATGAAGGCCTTAATGGCCGCTTTGCAAAACTCGTATTTGGTCAGTGGTGTCGATTCAGTGCGTCTATTGCTTATGACCGCAACTCCTATTACTGGAAACCCTATGGAACTCATTAAACTTCTCAATTTGACGAAACCTATGGCCGACCATATGCCAGAAGAATTCGCCGACTTTTCGGATAAATATTTGAACGAAGAAGGACGCTTTACCGTAGCCGGCGAACGCCATTATTTAGATGATATAGCTGGACACGTGAGTTATTTGAATCGCGAAAAAGATGCGCGTCAGTTCTCCCAACCCATTGTCCAGTTTGTCAATAGTCCTTTGGTGGATAATGTAAAAGAAGTTGCTAAATTGGATAAAAAACTTTTCCGAGAACAAGTATTGGGCGATTTATCCGATTTACAAAAACAAGTGGAAGACCAAAATAAAGAGATTAATGATGAATTAAAGGGGGCAAATGCATTGCGATTCGGATTCTTGAAAGAGAAATGTGCTGATTTGGACGGAAAAGCCAAAAAGGCTTGTGAAAAGGTAGTACGCGGCCATATAAAGGATATTGTTGCCGAAGTCAAAGATGTGGTAAAGGCAATCAAAGAGAATATTAAAACATTGAAAGAAGCTATCAAAGAAAAGAAATCATTTAGAAAAGAAATATTGGAGGCAATGAAGTTGGATGATTCTCCGGAAACTGCTAAAAAACTGGATGAATTGAAACAATCGATGTATTACGTGGTTGCCCATCAATGTGGTAAAAAAATCAACGATACCAAACACTTGAACGAAGCAGTGAAAACATTGCCTGAAGTGCAAGAGGTAGATGCGGAATTGGAAAGACTTGATAAACATATTGAAACGGCTAAACAACAATTGGAAATCACGATAAATGCGCATAAAAATCGCCTAAAGTTTATTAAAGAATTAATGAAGTCGGATATAACACAAGAAGAGCGAAACTTGTTGAGAACGGTTGTACGAGAAGAAACGAAAAAAGGTAATGCAAATATCAAAAAGAATGAAAAATCAGTAAATGAATATGAAAAAGATGTTAATAAGGATAAACGTGTTGTTGTTAAAACTCGCAAGGCTGTTATACGTAAAATCAAAAAACAAATTAATAGAACAGTAAAGGAACAAAAACGACAGGCTAAAGAAGTCGAAAAGGCTGAGAAGGCCGAAGATAAACTCCGCCAAAAACAGGGCATTTATTTGAAAGAGCTCAATAGCGATTACTTGAAAGGCCTTGTTGAAAAACACAAACCACTTATTGAGAAAGAACTAGATGGTATGGCTAATCACTTTGCCGATTTAGAAGCGGAAAAAGAGGCCAAGATGCAAGCTAAAGCAGCGAAGATTCAGCAAAGATCCACTCAAAAGCATCAAAAAGCCATAGAAGCCGAACACAAGAAAACAATGAAACAACAAAAAGATTTGGCTAAAGAAGCCGAAAAGAAACATAAAGAGGCGCAGAAAAATGCCGAAAAAGCGGCTAAAGAAGCTGAAAAGAAACATAAAGAGGCAGAAAAGTTGGAAAAAGAAGCACACAAACACGCAGAAAAGGAACATAAAGAACGGGCTAAAGAACAAGAACGTTTGGCTAAAGAATACGAAAAGCGGCAGAAAGATTCGGCTAAAGAGGCAGAAAAGAGAGCCAAAGAACAGGAAAAGGCCGAGAAAGCGCAGGCTGCTGCTACAAGAAAATTGCAAGCTGAACAAAAGAAGCTAAATAAAACTGCAAAGAAACAGTAATGTAATAGTGTAATAGTATAATATTGTAATAATTATCATTGATTATAACAATAATTCAGCAATATCACTATCGGAAAGCTGGTAATACGATTGGTCATATTCAAGTTCGTATATTACTTTTTTCACGTAGCGATTTTCTTCGGGTTCTTCTTTTGTTTCTACATAGTCATAGTAGTATGGCTCACAGTCGTATTCATATCCATACCAAATGCATATATATGTGTCGAACCACCGTTTTCTTTTGTAGGTGATGCCTACAAACAGTTCCACTTTCCCATTTACTATTGGTGGGATTTTAGACAAAAGGTCAATATGTTCTTGGGTCAATTGCAACATATTAGTCATTATAGTAGTAGTTTCGGATTAGTATAATAAGTGATATAACAGAAATACAAATACTTTATATTTTTCCTAAAGAATCAATTTTCTATTTTCCGATTGTTGTGTAAAAGTTCTCGTATAGCAAAGAGTTCTTTGTGTATTTTCCTTTGGTTTGGATACACAGTAAAAATCTGGAAGCTAAGGGTTGTTGAAGAAACGGCTAAACAAAGAGCTGGCAAAAAACGGCGATACATATATGTATTTTTTTTATATTAAAAACATACAAATATTTATATAATGTCTGATTTAGAAGAACCTCCTGAACCTACGGACCCAAATGACCCAACTGAATTACCAGAACCAATGAATAATATAGACAAACTTACACTGGAACTTTTGATTAACAAATCGCAATATAAAAAATATGTGCAAAAAAACGATCCTGCTAAATATTCGGAGAACCAAGTATATTTAGGCAAAATCCAAAAGTATAGTTATAAAATCGAACAATTGTTCTCCTCTTTACTGGAAAATCCGGACCAACAAATCACTACAGATGTGAATCGCGAGTTTACCCATTTTGTCAAAACGTGTATTCAATATTTCGAATTGAAAGAAATGGAGTGTGTAGCAGAAGACCACAATGGTGACCCCATAGATGATGAAACATTGTTTGGAACAATTGATGATAGCGTTGCATCATCATCATCGTCTCTGTGGGGACATAAAATCAAAAAGTCAGGTGGGTCCGGCCCCGGGTCCGGCCCCGGGTCCGCCCACGGGTCCGTAGGATCAGCTTATATGCCTAAATATACAATGGATAGTTATGTCCGGACCAAAAAATCATAGATATTTTTTAGTGTGTTCTAGGAGAACTTCGACATCCTTTAACAATAAGTCCAAATCATTTATTTTATCAATGTCGTGCGTGTTCTCCTTTTTTTGGATAATAGCCGTTCGCAATCGTTCAATGCTATGTTTATAATGAGCGGTTTTTTCACCTATGCCCTTGGATTTTGCTAAAACCATCCATCCCAATTTCTCAAACATCGCCTTATACCATCCGTGTATTCCATCAAAAGTTGCATCACAACATTTATAGTCGTGTGATTTCATAGTTTTAGACTGTTTTCGGTTTCGTCTTGTTTGACTTTTCATTATTTTTGAATAATATATAGTATCTGTATATTTTATACTATATTATACAATATACAAAATGTACAAGACAAACCGTAGAAACCGTCGCAATAAAAAACTGCAAAAAACGCACAAAAAGGGCGGAACACAAAAAATAAATTGCAGTCCATCCGTGGAAAATAAAACCGTAAATTCATCTACTTGTTATACTCCCGATGTTCTCATAAAAATAAAAGATGCATATAACAAAAGTCATAGTAAAGACGAATATATCCCTTGGTCCAATCCACAAGAAATATGGAGAACATTGAACAAACGTCTTGTAAATTGCGCTAAAGAAGACTGTTGGCTTTCTACTATTAAAGACAAACAGTTGGCACGAGAACTAAAAGACGTTATTTTTGCACCGGAACATCCGCCAGAATGGCTGAAAAATCCAAATGAATGGCTCACAGATTTAGATATATCCAATGTGATGAAACAATATGAAAAAACATATAGCAATTTCAAGTTTATTGGACCATCCCCCATAGATTTCGATAGCAGAGTAGAAAGAGGAGAACTTCCTTGGGCTGATCCGGGGGACTCTACAGACAAAGTTTGCGTATGGGAAGAATTGTGCCATTTAAATGTGGCTAAATTGTTGAAACGTGGTATAACACAACTAGGAATGGTATTCAATTTAGATAGGTATGATGAACCGGGGTCTCATTGGGTATCGCTATATGTTAGTTTAGGAGAACGTGGTAAATTGAAGAAAACCAGTGGTGGAACACCGCCTATATCTATTCAATGGCCCAATGCATATACGAATGAAAATATCGGTGGAGCTAATGAAGTTGAAGGACCATTTGTATTTTATTTTGATAGTACAGGTAGAGAAGCACCTCCTGAAATAAAAGCTTTAATAAAGCGCATTGAAGACCAATGTGATCAATTGACATCACCTATTGAAATAAAGTCATATAACAATAATGGACAAGACCATCAGAAGAGTAATACGGAATGTGGTATGTATTCGCTGTTTTTTATAATTACGATGCTGACAAATGAAATGGAAGATAAAGATGAGCCAAATGGAGAACTGAAATTGGGATTTAATGAGAAAATCGTATTATTTAGAGACGCTATTATACCGGATAAATACGTTGAAATATATAGACATAAATATTTCAATAAACCGGAATAAGATATAAATTATTTATACAATAACATAAAGATCCACAATTAATGCTAAAATCATTGGAAATTGCCAGGCAGAAAATATATCTTTATAATGATTGTCCTTGTATAATAGGACAACGATGAAAATATAAAAACTCATCAATAGCAACAGCAAAAATGTAGATTTAAACACTATCTTCACAATATCTGGATTTACCATCTTATACAATACACAAATATTTTATGTATTGTATATATATGCCAAAAAATAAAAAGAAATATACACGGAAGTATCGTAGATCATCAAAAAAGTATGGAAAGAAATCACAACGTTCTCGTTCTTATAGACGTCATAAGGGTGGAGTGGATAAATCAGACGAAGACCAAATCCGTGATTTGAAAAATATTATATCGAAATATATTTCTGTTGAACAAAGCAAACACGATTCAGGTTCTCCCAAATCTTCAAAATATAAAAATAATGAAGTGGATATAACTACTTATACAACTACTATAGTATCAAAATCTATACAAGATTTAACAGATGAAGACTTGGCTATCATACAAAAATTGGCTATACAAATAATTGATGAAACTAGTGGTATGTCTATAGTTACAAAGGGAATACAAAAACTGCAAAAACTTATAAATACTGTGGTGCTTTATTTCATTAATGATATTGAACTAACTGACAGTTCGGATTTTATACTCAAAAAACGGATAACGAATAATATGCCCTATTTAGATGTTATTCGTAAAAGAGACGGGTATGAAACAACGTATGATGTGAATGAAATGTTTGCACTTATCAAATCCGAAATGAATAAAGCTGAATATGGCGAAAACTTGAAGAAATCATTTTTGAAAAAATTAACAGTCAATTCCAAGATGGGCTTAGAATCAGTTCCTCCGCCGCCGGCTCCGGCCGGAACGGCTGGGCCGTAAGTTTTTCTATTTATGCGTGTAATAAAAAGAATATAAACATATTCATTAAATATGTTTATGGCAAATCAATATATAACGGTAGAAAATCAGACTTTATTGTGGAAAACAATACAACGTTCTCCGCAATTTGTAAATAATACGGTTGCAATTAATAGAGAACAATGGTTTAGTAGTATTATAAAACAATTTTATGAAAATATAAAATCGCCTAAAATGACTGTTGCCGAATTGAAATCCCTAAATCAACAGACTATTGCATATATGGTAGGGGATTTGAAACGTATCGAGTCGATGTATACGCAACCTCCTATATCCGCACCATCTCAACCATCTACTCCTATGAATTTTGAAACACCGCAAAGTAGGATGAGTATGTATAACGACCAATTCAATGCCCGGCAACAAGAATATGCAAATATGGGGAAACCCCCAGCCCCACCAATAGCCAATTTCAGTGAAAAAGTGGAAGATGATGCTATAACAAATATGGATGAGTTATTACAACAGCAAATAAAACAGCGGGAATATGATGTCGCTATGGTCCGACCACCGCCGCCACTGGTCTCAACTGTTGTAGAACCAGTCGTTTCTCCTATTTCGAGTCCTATGAGTAATACAAGTGAGAACAGGAGTTCGCAGAACGTAGGTTCTCCGCACATTTTCAGTAGCAACGCGAATGAAAATGCTATTCCACAAAATAATGTTGGTCCAGATGTTATGGCAGCAATACAAGAATTGACGAAACAATTGGCAGAATTGAGAGACGAAATCCGTGTTCTTAGGGAAAATACTACTGTGAAACCAATAGATAAGAGCCCAAACTCCGATGAACTCCGTTCTCTGGAGTTTCCTCGCACTCCTTCCGCCCCTTCAGGGCGTCCTGAGCACTTCATAGACCTTGAATTACCTGGAGTTGAAATATAACAATTTCTAATGAGTTTATATAATGGAAAATAACGGTGAAGAACATGGTAATACAATGTATATTGATTTCATAAAAGTATATGCACCTGTATTATTAGTTTTAGCTGAAAGAGCTAATGCGGCCGGCATAATTGAAAAACTTAATAAGGTTGTTTTAGGCAATCAAACTGAAGAAGATGTAAATGCTATACAACAATGGGTAGAAAGTCCAGAAACTGATAATGCATTGGGTGCATTGACCACCGAAGAAATAAATAATATTTTATCTGCAAGGATTCGGGAGAACAATGAAATAGTTCAACCCACAATTGGTGATATAGAACTTTCCGGGCGTCAAGGATATTGTGTATTAGGTCAAAAACGAACCCGAGATTGTATAACTGTAAATAACCACCAATATTCTGCTAAACTTTTTGAACAATATTATAATGCAAAAAAGGCACAACAGTTGGATTTGAATGAACCAATTATTGATCCTTATAGAACTGAAATATCGCCGGAATTGAAAAAGTACTTGGATAATTTTTTTGCTAGAATAAATGAAACTAAAATGAGAACTCGGAGTCAAACAAAAAGGCTAAAATCACGACCAGGTGGAAAAAAGTCGCGCAAATCCAAAAAGTCTAGAAAAAGTCGGCGCCGTCGTCAATAAACAATTTCCCTAAATATATATAAAAATACGTAAGCTAAATATATATATTTACCACATTCACACTATGCAATTATCATTGTTCTCCAAATTGTTTCAATTCGTTATGCTAATTAGTGCGCGACATAAAATAGATGAATCTCACGGAGTTTCACATAGTATGGATGTATTACACTTTGCACACAATATTTACAATAATGAGATTCATAAACATCCCGAATTGATTGAACACGAGCGATTGATTTATGTATCTGCTATTATACACGATATGTGCGATAAAAAGTATATGAATGAAAAAGAGGGTGTTTCTGAAATAGAAGAGTATTTGGGAGACAAACTCACACCTTTAGAAATAGATACTACCAAAAAAATCATTTCGACAATGTCGTATTCGACGGTCAAAAAAAATGGATTCCCGGATTTAGGACTGTATATGCCGGCGTATCATATTGTGCGTGAATCCGATTTGTTGTCGGCATATGATTTTGACCGTAGTATGATATATCATATGTATAACACAGGGGCGACGACGGAACAGGCGTTTAAAAATGCAAAAGATTTATTTAGGGATAGGGTATTAAAACACGAAAAAGATGGGCTTTTTACAACAGATTATGCAAAAACCTATTATCCATATTTACAGAGTAAGGCGCTTTCGCGAATGAACTCGTGGGAACGTATATTGTCTAAAAAATATTGACAATGTATATAGATATACAAATGTCTCAGCCAACTAAAAACTTTATGATAATTGGTCACGGCCATTTAAATACAAATGAAGCCGGTAATATTAATACGTTCACGAGTAACAATATGAATGTATTTACATTTGCAGGACCTACTTCGAGATGTATATATTCACCATTATTATTATCACGATTACGCAAAGCGCTTATGAAAGAACACGGTAAAATGAATAATTTTGATGATTTTCATAAAACCGTTTTACGTGTAGAAAAAGAAGAAATCGGTAAAAATTACTGCAGTGAAGAATGGGCTAAAATGGTTGGGCATATTGAGGAATATGAGGTTAAAAATAGCTGTACTAAGCAACAAAATAATATACAAGACAAACAATTTTCTTTTATGAATACAGACCCCAGAGTTCCTGCAGATGTTGTTGGTATATGGGAACTGGAAACTGGAACAAATATATTATCACCTGAAGTATTATCCCATTCTATATTTGAACGGTTGTATAGTATTGGACTGGAATTGTCATTTAAGAATGTTTCTCAAATTATACGAAAAGTATTTGGAAATGACGTAGAAATAAATATATTGGATTGTAGTTGCGGTACAGTATATGACGAAAATGAAGAAAAAATAAATGATGCTAGATCTGCCCGTAGATTCAACCGTGAATTGACAACCATTTTCAAATCTATTGTAAAAAATAAAACATTGCGGACTAAAAATACATTACGGTCTAGTAGAAAGTCGTCTGTTAATGGACCTAGAAAACATTCTGTAAAACGTACTTCTGCAAAACGTACTTCTGCAAAAAGTGCTTCTGTAAAAAGTGCTAAATAAACACAAATAGTTATATGGATTTATAATCCATATAACCAATGAAATCTATATAACCAATGAAATCTATATAATAAATAAAAAATACATAAATATATTGTGGCATAATAGATATAGATTATAATGAATAATACACAGTTTTCAAATATTTCAATAACAAAAAATGTTCTCCTAAATATTCAGGACTTATTGAAATACATATTGTATATCAATTTAGATGTGAGGCCAGATCGCCTAAAACACGTCCAAAATGAAATGAATAAAATGCTCGTTGTTGGAGAACGTGTAACTGCTATTAAAATGCCACACGGCGCAGTTGGTTGTACATTGAGTCATATCAAATGTTTGGAATTGGCTAAAGAAAGGGGATGGCCCCACGTATTTATTTGCGAAGATGATATATTATTTACAAATCCGGAATTGTTAAAAGAGAACTTGCTAAAGTTCTCCGAAAACAAAGAAATAGATTGGGATGTTGTTATTATAGGAGGAAACAACTGTCCGCCATATGAGCGTATTGCAGACTATTGCATTAAAGTATCGAACAACCAGACAACCACTGGGTATATTGTCAAAGCCCACTATTATGATACTCTTTTAGCCAATTTCAAAGAGAGTGCTAGACAGTTAATGAGAGAACCTACAAAACAGAAACAATATGCTTTAGATATTTATTGGAAAAGTTTGCAAACTACCGATAAATGGTATATGATAACACCCCCGACAGTTGTACAAAATGATGATTATAGTGATATAGAAGGTCGTCGGGTAAATTATAGCGGATTGATGTTGGATTTAGACAAAGAATGGCTGTTTAGAAAAAAACAATTGGGCAAAATGTGGTAGCTTTTTCTGAGAAAACCCCGGGTTTTATCCAAAACTCCGATAAATGCAAACAGAAAATTGAAAATGGTGAGATTTGCGAATAATTATAATACATAATTGCGTATATATTATAATAAAATGGGGTCTAAAAATAGTAAGCAAACTCATCCTTCCAAGGCTGGATCTAAGTTTGTTATTGGTATAATTGATATGCAAAACGATTTTTGCAAAGGAGGCAAACTTGAAATAAAAGAAGCAGAAGAAGCCCTTGCCTCCATCAATAAATTACGTTACCTTTATGACAGATATCTGAAAACCTTTGTATCTCAAGATTGGCATAATGAGCTTCATATGTCATTTGCGGAAACACATTCAAAAGAGCCACATACCGGTCCAGAAAAACTGAAACTAACTATGGAAGATGGAACCACACTTGCCGTAGATCAAATGATGTGGCCTAGACACTGTGTCGAAAATACAGAAGGTGCTGTACTTCATAGTGATTTGATCGTTACAACCACCGATTTAATAGTCAGAAAAGGCACCAAGAAAAACGTGGAAAGTTATAGTGCATTTGGCGATGCCTTTTACGGAAAATATGAAAAAACCATACTGAATCGATGGCTAGGTAGAAACGAGATTAGTGATATTATATTGACTGGTATAGCTTCGGATTATTGTGTTTATTTCACAGCACTTGATGCGATTCGCATTGGATATAACGTGCATATCATTTTATCTTGCACACGAGGGGTTGCAGCCGATACTACTAAAAAAGCATTTGATGATTTGAAAACGCAGGGTGTTATATTTTACAAAAACGTAGATGAGTTTCATAAAATTAATAAATCGAATATTATATTTAACTACGATACCTGAGTACATAATGAATAAGTGGCTTATGCAAACAAATAAATAGTTTATTTAGCCGAACCATTTCCTAAATACAAAAACGATGCCATAACATTTTTGTTTTTCTGTTCATATTCCATTGTTCGCAAACTGGACTGGTATTGCCGCTGCATCATTTTTTCTTGCATTTCGCGTTCTCTATTAGCCAATATAGCTTCGGCTTCTGTTTTGTCTAAAGGTTTCCCTGCGGTTTCGGCCCGGGCCTGGTTATATTGATCCACAGATGCATATTTAGGGACTTTGGCAAAATCCGCCTCACTTACCGAAAAAACGGTCTGATCTTTATGTACTTTTCGCAAATCGTCGTATTTCAATTTGCTAAAAGGGTCGCACGAAACATATTCATCAGAAGGCGCGTCATCATCGTCGTATAGTCCGGACCCGGGTTGTCCGCCAGTATATAGATTTTGCACGCCTGAATATTTGACCATTCCCTGATTTTTTTGTTTGATGTTCTCCAATACTTCACCCATATTCTTCGTATTTACATTGGCATCGATTTGATAGGCTGGTTCATCGGTTTTGAACCAGGCATTTCTTTCTGGATCGGGTTTTTTAGCCATATTTTGTTCGAATAATTCATTGAACTTGTCTTGGAATCCTTTTTCACCCATTTTTTCTATAACATTATTAACTTGTTGGACTGCAGAAGTTGGTGCTTTCATCGGAACATAGGCTGTATTTTTTGCAGAAACGTCGGCGTTTTGTCTATTTTGGTTATCGTAAAACTGACATACAACATCGAATGCTTTTTTATAAAACAAAAAATAATCTGCGGGCAATTTGGATTTGTCTGGATGCAACATTAGCACCTTTTTCTTGGCGCGTTTTAGGTCTTCAATAGTTATATGATATTTTAAGTCAAAAATGCCGAGTAATTCTTCGAGTGAATAAGTATTTATATTTAGATTGTGTTGGGGAGAGACTGTAACGGGTTGTGACTTTGTCAGCCGTTTCACCGCACAGTTCATTTGAACCGGCTGGTTTCCATTAGGATGATATCCGTCAGGTATTCGGTTGTTATTATTCATATTACTATTTGGAGTGAAAATGTTTTTCGGATTTTTCGCCTAAATATATTTAGGAAAAAGGAATTATAGAAAACCCACGTATTTATAAAATACGTATCTATAGATATACAATGCCCGGACTTCCTATTTTAGACAAAATCGATAGTGTAAAACAATTTAGCGAATATTTGCAGACAAACCCGGGACTTATCATTATCAAGTTTGGTGCGGAATGGTGCGGTCCTTGTAAAAAGATTGAAAAACAAGTACATGATTGGTTTGATAAGATGCCTGAAACTGTTCAGGGCTTTATCATTGATGTCGATGAATCGTTTGAATTATATGCATTCTTGAAAACGAAAAAGATGGTGAATGGCGTTCCAGTTATATTGTGTTATGACAAGGGGAACCAGAATTATATTCCATCGGATAGTATTATTGGAGCGGATAATGCGGGTGTAGATGCGTTTTTTCAGCGATGTTTAGCTAAACTCTAACAAAAACATATAGAGATATAGTATGAGTACGGATAGTGTAATAGAAAAAAATTATATAGAAATGAGTTCGCGTTCAGTTGTAGATGTTGCTAAGCAAATACTTGAGATTATTCCAGAGAAAGAATATGCATTAAAAAGGGAAATCAATAAATACATCGAATCACAATTTAATAAAGCACCTGAAGTGCTTAGAGGAAGTATTTGCTGGATACCATTTTCCCACATTTTGAATAAACACGTCGTTGTATTTGATGAGGACTGGAAAATACACATACGTGATATTGTGAATAATAGTCCAAACTAGATAGTATATTTTCGTAAGAAAATTATTGTTTCTTGGACTTTTGTTGCTTCGATTTACGGTGCTTGGTTTTTCTGGATTTTTTACTACCACCGCCACGTTTTTTTGTTCTACGCTTCTTCTTTTTACCACCGACTCGTTCATTTCCAAACATACTACTTTCTGATTTTGGTTCAGACCCAAATAAACCACCTTCTCCTTCATCTGATTTGGACTCGGAACCAAATAAACCACCTTCTCCTTCATCTTCTTTTGACTCGGACCCAAACAAACCAGCACTCGGTTCGGCTTCATCTTCTTTCGGTGCAGAAAACATAGATGATTCTTCTGCTTCGATGGGAACTTCAGCATCCGATGTCTCATATACAGTAGCAATAGCCAATGCTACCCCAGTTAGACCTAGTGCGCCATAGGTCAATAATGACAAATTGTTAAATTGCATTAAACTCATTGATACTATATTTATATAGTATCAAGATAATTTTATATTTCAAGCAAAATGCTAAATATGCAAGAAAGAATTGAGTTTGCAGAATGACATTTTCATTCGCGTTGCTCCTGAAAATGTGCGGAGAACCTACGTTCTGCGAACTCCGGCTCTCACTTGCATTTTTAGAAGCTTTACCAAGAAAAATGACCCTTACATAAAAAGTATTAGAATAATAATACCATAAATAATAAAACACACATCCTCAATAATCTATTCTATTTTTTATAAACACATATAATTACCTTACACTTACTGCAGCCCTAGATGATTCCATTGCCGCAAGTTCTTCGCGATACTTTCGCTCTGCATTGAACCTCGCGTACCAAGTTTCCTTCAATTCTTGAGGCAATAACACGTTGAGCGTTTTTTCATATTGCTCAGGTGTGTCGAAATACATCGTATTGGATTCGCCACGGCATTCTCCTGTGCACATTCCAACCTTGAAAAAAATATGTTCATCTGTCTTACCTACCCGGTAATTAGCGTGAAATGCACCGCCAATTGCACTGCGGATCATTCTTCCAGGGGTATCAGAACACGTGTATAACTCAATTGCCACACGCTTTTTGATTTTTTCGCCGTCAATGACCTTCGTATATGTTCTATTTAACTTATTATATCCAGGGTCGAGACGCTTGGCTTCTGCAAGCTCCTTACGACGGATCTTATTGATCGTCATAGCAGTACTTGCATAAGACATAGAAACGATGCTTCCATCGTCACTATAACCTTCGCCAACATAGTTTCCATATTCGTCGCACATTTTGATTGTGAGTAAAGTAGGTTTTGTAATAAACTGGGGTGATACATATACTAGTGTAGTAGCTTTAAATGATTTTGTAATTAATATATTGGGCGAAACATATAAATAGATTATATATATAAATAATATACGATGTTTGCCGCACTTGAATCCATCAAAAATACTTTATTTTCATTTAATCCCATACCATCGACGGTTGCTCATCCTATAGATACTATAAGTAGTATTGTACCGGATGAAAATGGCGATGATGCTAGCACTACGGAACCAATAATCGACCACCCTGAACCTATTACTACAGAATCAGAACACATTGATGTATTTGATAAACGCCCTTACACAGTTATCAATTTAGTTTCAGGAGAACACGAAGATTTCCATTATTTGCACGGAGATAATCTAGCCCAAACTTATGACTTTTGCCTAAATAAATCATCGACCGCTCTAATCGTACATATTTGTATGGTTGCTATGGATTTTCAATGCAATTATTCAGGAGAACATTTGCCATTTCTCCGATTTCTTATGGAATATGGTAATTCTACTATAGATTTTCCTAAATGTGAAATAATGTGTAATATGGCAGATGATGATGAATCCAAGACGGATGAACTGGACACCTATTTCCATAATGAATGCAAGAAACGTGTGTTGGATTTTTTTGTTATAGAAGGGAAGTTATCAAATGGTGGCGATTTTGGAGAACGGCTAAATAAGTCGTATCGCGGATATAAAGAAATGGGGGAAGGCGAATTGGTCGCCGTTTTTGATATAACTGATTTCCTAAATCTTCCGTTGAGAACTTCCAGAAATCCGGGATGGATGATTTTGGATGATTTTGAGAACCAGGTTCTCCAAAATTCTCCTAAAGTATTGCAGTTTTTCAGAGAAAATGAATATATGAAACAAATCATGGACCCCCTAAATAATTTGGTTGAAACTCCTAAATCAATGTATTTGTATGACCAACCAACATCCCGGTTTATGATGAAGGCTGAAAAGTCAGAATGGTTAGAACCCCGTTCATTTCATCCTAAATATGGCAATTTTTATTATTTGAAATCGCTAAATAATCTTGGTTCATACGAAAATCCCCAAATAGTAGAATCTTACAGAAAATGCGCCGTTTTCCTAAAGAACTATGCGGATTTCTTGGAAATTAATGATATGTATATGGATTTACAGGGAGAACATATTGCAGAATACGAAAACCAAGAAGCGGCGAAATCACAGGAAAAGTCAGAAGCTGTTGGTGGCAGCACTAATAGTGATATATCACTAAATGATTTAGAAATAGATGATGATTTGGAATTGAGCGAAGACTCGGAAGAAGAATCAGACAACTATGCAAGTACATATGATAAAACAGAAATACAAAACAATTTGCCGTTTATTTCTCTCATTATGTTTTCGGAAAAAGGAGAACATATATATTGTGTAAAAACTGAAAGCATTTTTACTGAGCTATAACAAAAAATACTAGTAGTGATTATACAAAACAATTTAGAAAATTGAATATAATATATGTATTATATTCAATTTCATATATCCCATCATCATTACTAGAACACAAATATGTCGTCTCTCAAAATCAAATCTCCTGAAACGTTTCGTCAAAATATTCGCGTCAAATTGACGACTATTATTGGTGACGACAAAATGGCAACCAATTTGGAAAAAGGTGTCTTCAATTATGCAATCAAAGAAGCCAATTCTCATAAAATTGTGAAGAAATGGGAAAACCCGCCGTTTGTTCAACTATACACAGATCGAATGAGAAGTGTGTATATCAATTTGAAAAACTCGGATCTGCTAAAACAAATACACGATGGAGAGATTGCTCCGCAAACAGTTGCTTTTATGACTCATCAAGAGTTCAATCCTTCTCATTGGAAAGTTCTTATTGACCAAAAAATCAAACGCGATGCATCCAAATTTACTACAAATATTGAAGCATCTACCGATATGTTTACTTGCAAAAGGTGCAAATCCAAGCGCTGTACATATTATGAGTTGCAGACACGAAGTGCGGATGAGCCGGCAACAATTTTCGTCACTTGTTTGGACTGTGGAAAGCACTGGAAGTCGTAAGTAAAAAATACTAGGGAAGTCGTAAAAGCACCGGAAGTCGTAAAAGCACCGGAAGTCGTAAGTACAGTATAATATATAATATAACGAAAACAACATAAATAATATTTATTATATAATAATGTCAATCGGTATAATAATATGGCAAGTAATCCCAACACAATGCAAACTTGTAAAGAATTAATTGATGCTCTATTAAAAAGTGGCGGAAAGTTTATATGTGATTATCAACAAGAAAAATGCACTTTAGATAGTGCCAATGGACATAAACTTACTTGTAAAATGGAATATCCTAAGGGTGCAGTAGATATAGATGGTCTATTATTTTTTATTGCACCTTGGCACGACGAATATGTATCGTATTTGCCTCTAGACAAAAGATTCCGGCAATTCAAATTACACGAATATCAAGATTTTACTACGGGTGGATTTAAAATTAAATTGGATAAAAATGACCTAATGACCTAATGACCAGAATGATGTTATTCTAAAAAACAATAAAAATGTAGCGTTTTTATTGTTTTTATTTATATAATGATTTATAATAAGATTTATGCAAGTATTTCCAAGTCTTTGAGTTTCCAATATTCACATCCACCATTGGGCAAAGGTCGCTTAATAATAAACGGAATAGATTTTTGTTCCAATTCGGCTAATGCAATCAAATATCCGTCTATAGCATTGGTCGTGAGTTTTACAAACGGTTGTGCGCCGTCATTGATTTGTTTTGCACGCTCACCTAATACGCGCGCTTTCTCAAACTTTGTCAAGAATGGTAGAGTTCGATGTAGCGGATCATATATTTGTCCTTCTTCATCCCGGTGAATAGTCGTCAATAATTCAACTTCACTGTAATTCAATTGCTGCATTTCAGGATGATATTCGCTAATAATGTTTTGCTTCAATGTTTCGTCAAACTTTTGCAAATAATGTTCATCGTAATCATCTTCGTCTTCTTCATCGTCTTCTTCACTGCCTGGATATACTTGCTGTGTTTCAACTGATTTCTCCTTTGTAAATAAGCGTTTATTTCTGGCATCTTCATTATCATCGTCATCGTCGTCGTCATCTTCAGATACTTCACCTTCTTCTTCCTCCGAATCATCCGAACGCTTGCTTGCATTTTCATCGTCGGAATTATCTGAATCACTTACGCCATCTTGCTTCTTTTTATTTGGTTTAGGCTCAGCTTCTTTCTCATCATCATAATCATACTCATCGTCATCTCCATACTTTTCGTTCATTGTGTAATTGGTATATATATATATAAGTAAAGTATATGTCTAAATGTATTAGATTATAAATATTTATTTTTGTTTTCAATTTTTTGTTGGTTCTATTCGTTTTTTCACTATTTTTTGTCATCCGTTTTCCATACAGTATCGCAAGTAACACAAATATACAAATACTTGAGTGCATCGTCATCATATCGCATATAGATAATTTCAGGGACGACGTCTTCTTTTACATTTGTATGACACTCCGGGTTGGGGCATTTGACATTCGAAATGCGAGGTAGCGTAGGATCCTTTTTCGTATATTTATTGATGATATGATTGAACTTTTGCTCACCTTTTTTGAGTTGGGTTTCTAAAACACAAATATTTTCACTGGTCAATGTTTCGTCTTTTTCTCCGCAATTACGACAGTAATATACGAGTTCATTACTATTTTCCTCGCTAATACTGATGTATAACATATTGCTACAGTGGTTGCAGAACTTCATTTTACTAATAATATAAGGATATATATGATATAATAGTATATTATTATGTTATTATATTACTTTTCAATTTTATAGTTATTTTTTGGAAGACCGGTGGTGTTTGCGGCTTTTGTTTTTGCGAGTTCCCTTTTTAGATTTTCTCGTTTTTCTCTTACCGCCTCTTTCCGTTACTTTTTTACCAATTGGTGGTAGCGTTGGCTTTTCTAGACTTAATGATGATATGTCTGGAAATTCGGTATCTTCAGTATATTGAGGAAACCTCCTAGCTGGAAGTTGGGGTGGCGCCATTGCTGCGGATGGATTTATAACATTAGCATATTCTTCTTTTCCAAAGTCTTGCATACTCCAAAGATTTTCGCTAAATTTTGCCGCTTTTCTTGCGGCTTCCTTAGCATTTTCGTTATGTTTGTTAGATTCCTTTGCGTGATGATTACTTGAATTATAAGCACGATTGCTTTTAGCAAATACGTCTGGTAAGTTAGACTTGTCCACTTGTCTGGATAACAACTCAGACTGGGTTTTATACCGATTTACTCTAGGATCTTCTCTAGAAAGTTTTCTAGTTTTGTTTTTGTTAGTAGGAAGTTTTGCACTAATAGGTTGTGCAATAACAGGTAGAGGAGAATCCGTAAGCATATCTTTATATAAATATACGCATATATTATTACTAAATTTGTGAATATTTTTAAGAAAAAACGAACCACCCTAAATCCGACCTTTTATTTTAGAAAAACATAAAATTGATTTTTTAAGGATATAAATATATTTTCTATAGCTATATCAATACACTTATTAATAATGTCAGCCAAACTTGCGATTTCAAAAAAAGGACCGGCGATTAAAGCTAAGGTAGCTGATACACGCTATGCGGATTTTATTAAAAGCCATTATATCGATGCGGAGAATCCATTGCCAACCACAAATACCCGTATTAAGGGTGAGCACGGCGAAACGAAAATGGGTGGAGGTAATTTTCATATTCCAGACCATGAATACTCAGCATTCTTGAAATTATATGCAGAAAAAATCGTGGCAACCAATGGACTTGAAAACTTGACAGAAAAACAATTGGAAGAAGGTCCGATTTTGATAGATGTGGATTTGAAATATGGACTCGATGTGAAGTCTAGATTGCACAATGATGCTCATATTGAATCATTGGTCGATATTTTGGCAGACGAATTAAGCAAAATGTTGCAATTTGATGAAAATACTAATTTCAATATTTATATTCAACAAAAACCCGACGTAAATGTTTTGGAAGACAAAGGAATCACCAAGGACGGTGTGCACGTGATTGTTGGCGTAAAAGTCGATAGAAGGACACAGGCTGATTTGCGCAAGCGAATCATTCCGCGCATACAAGAAGAATGGGGTGACTTGCCAATCAAAAATGTAGATGGATGGGAAGATGTAATCGATAATGCTATTGCATCTGGCACAAATGGATGGCAAATGTATGGCTCCAGAAAACCAAACCACGACGTGTATCGACTGTGCAACATTTTCAACATTCAGTATGACACGGATGATAACAGCGTTCAGCGACACGAAACCCAATTAGAATCATTTGATATAGTCAAAAATATTGAACAATTATCGGCTAGATGCACTACCCATCCGTCCTATTTCTTTACAAGTGAGTATATTACAGAGCGCAGCAACTCACCAGTATCTATTACATCGAATCGGCAAAATGCTGCAGCAGTCAGACGTATTACTGGCACAGTCGATGCAACGAATGTAGAAATATTGAGGATTTCGACGCCAGAACAATTAAAGAATGCTTTAGCCAATTTCTTGGACGACCTTATTATGCCACAAGAATACGATTTGAAAGAAGCCCACGACTATACGATGATTTTACCAGACTCGTATTACGGGATTGGCTCATTTGTGAAATGGATTAGGGTAGGTTGGGCACTTCGCAATATTAGCGATAAATTGTTTCTTGTATGGGTAGCATTTTCGGCAAAAGCACCCAATTTCGCATTCAGTTCTATTTCAGATTTATTCAATAGTTGGCAAACATTCGACCTAAAAAATCCGAAAGGCCTTACAAAACGATCTATTATGCACTGGGCAAAACAAGATGCACAGGAGTTATACAAAAAGGTAAGAGCAACAACCATCGATCACTACATTGACCAAACTGTCAAGGCGATTACATTGGACAATTTGGGATCGGATAAAAGCGCTCGTGGATGCGGTGATTCCGATTTAGCCAATGTGCTATATCAAATGTATAAGGATGAGTTTGTCTGTGTTAGTGTGAAAAACAATGTGTGGTATAAGTTGAAGGGTCACCGATGGGTAGAAAATGATTCGGGTACAACACTCAGAAAAGCGATTTCGACTATTATGCGTGATTTATATTGGAATAGAGCGTCAGCATTTATGGAACAGGCTACGTCGATTGACCCTCCAGATGAGGAGCGCACAAAAAGATTGCAAGAACACGCGGATAAGATTTTGAAGATTTGTGAGAGACTAGGAAGGGCGAATGAAAAGAAAAATATTATGACGGAGGCGAAGGAATTGTTCTATGACAGTGATTTCATCAAGAAACTCGACTCCAATCCATATTTGCTTTCATTCAAGAATGGCGTCGTTGAGTTTTCGCCAGATGGCGGAGGAGTATTTCGCAAAGGATATCCGGAAGATTATTTGTCAAAATCCACAGGTATTGATTATGTCCCAGTAAATGAGCAGGCGGATGCAGTGACTATAGCCGAAATCAAGGATTTTATGCGAAAATTATTTCCGATCGAAGAAATACACAATTATATGTGGGAACATCTGGCATCGGTATTGATTGGAAAGGCGGTAACCCAAACATTCAATATGTATATTGGTATTGGGCAAAATGGAAAATCGGTGTTGATGGATTTTATGTCGACTTGTTTAGGCGATTATTATGCCGGAGTTCCATTGCCTCTTATTACAGACAAACGCACGAAGATTGGTGGGTTAGCTCCAGAGTTGTTGGAATTGAAAGGTGCCCGGTTGGCAGTTATTAATGAGCCATCGAAGGGTGATCAAATCAATGAAGGTATGATGAAACAACTGACAAGTGGTATTGAGCCAATTCAAGCACGAGCACCATATATGCTTCAGGCGGTATCTTTCGTACCTCAATTCAAACTCGTGGTTTGCAGTAATGAGTTTATGGTTGTAAAAAGTCAAGATCACGGTACTTGGCGTCGTATTCGGGTAGTCGATTTCGTATCGCTATTTACGGATAAACCGGTGAATGGGGATTCGGAAAAACCATATCAGTTCTTGATTGATCGTTATATCACAGAAAAGTTCGCCAGCTGGAAAACCGTGTTTATGGCAATGTTGGTGGATATTGCATTCAAAACAAAGGGTGTCGTCAAAGACTGTGACCGGGTGCTATCAGCCAGTAAATCATACCAAGAAAGTCTGGATTATGTTGGAGATTTCATTCGGGACAGGATTATTGTGGATCCGGAGGGGAAAATCACCAAACAGACCATCAAATACGAGTTCGAGTCTTGGCATTCATCCAACTATGGTGGGAAACTTCCAAATATCAAGGAGATTCACGCCTATATGGACAAAAAGTTTGGTAAGTATGAGAAGAAGCGATCGTGGGTAGGTATTTCCATTCGTATAGATGAAAATGCAGAACAAGATGATTCGGCCGATAATAGTGAAGAAGATGATAATGACGTGGATGTAAATGACCTGTAATTATTACCAAATAATATAATATATTAATAATATATTAATAATATAAATAAGCATAATATGTGTCGTCTATTTTTTTCATTTCGAAATAAATCGGTCAAACCATTATTAGAAGAGTTTTTAGCTCAATCTATACATAAAACAAAAAATACACCCAATCTAAATAATTATAGAGATCATATCAATCATACAGATGGATTTGGTATTGCGTGGAAAGGACAATCTTCCGGCTGGCAAATATATAAACAACCTAAATTATACACAGACGACCATCGCGTAGATTCAATATTAGAGAACATACCAAATAATTTGGTTATAGCACATATACGCAAAAAAACACAAGGTGCAGTTTCTATGGAGAACACGCACCCGTTTCATTACGATGGCCAAGTATTTGTCCAAAACGGAACAATAGCCGATTTTGAAAAGCATTTTTCACTATTAAAGTCATATATATTACACCCTTTATTGAGTAAAATACAAGGGGAAACCGATACAGAATGCCTGTTTTTTATGTTTTTGTCTTGTAAAAAATATTTAGAACAGCAGGCAAAGCATTTGCGCAAAAATACTACACGTAAAATCCAGAGAAAAACGACAGAGTTCTCTAAATCGCAAATTGCATTATATGAAAAAGTAATGAGTAATATAACACTACAATCGAACGAAACGATCAATTCTATTTATATCAATGCTTTTGCACTTCTTGTAGGCATTTTCAGAACACATTCTATCGAATTGGTTGCAAATATTATTTACGCCAATTCGAGTATTGTATTGTTCAGTAGATATATTTTCTATGAAAAGATGAAATATGATGAAAAACAAATACCTACATCGTTATATTGGAATAAATGTAAGACGCACGGAGATAATGGTATATTAATAACATCGGAACCATTGTCGAAATACGAGAGCGTTTTGTTTCCGGAAAATAGTGTTGCTATATTGGATTATAAAAAACATAAACTGACTATAAATAAAATATAATGATGATACTTATTATCATATGATGTTTCATATGATAATGTTTATGGTGTGGGTAAATAATCATAAATACCAGGTTTATTCCATATATATGGAGGATTGTATGGAGTTCCAAGCAATAATGCACTCATATACGGTATAGTATGTACTAAAATATATTCAACAAGATGAATTATAAAAATGGTCAAAAACATAACCACACCTATTATAATTTTTTTTACATAATTCATTCCGTCTATTTTGTATATTTTATAACATCCATACACGTATGCAACCAAAAATAGAATAATGAGTATGAAGTTTATCCATTTTAGATAATTTGTTTTTGCAATTATATTGGACGAAAGTTGTTTATTAACTGAATATACATTGGTGGTATTATCAATTTGCTGTTTAACTGCTTGATTTTCTATAAAAACTGAATTATACGATGAAGTTATTTGATCAACGAAACCTTCCATGTCTTTATATTCGTTTTGCAGAGTGGTAAAGTCCGAATACAGGTTTTCGTAATTTTCATACAAGTTTTCAAACCCCTCTTTTTTATTAGATACTATAGGTCTTCCAATTTCTTGTTGTATCAATTCATCATTTCTGATTTGCTGTTTTACTACTGTAGTTTTATATCCATCCACTTCTTTGTTGCCTAATACTAAAGTTCTGTAATATTGCAAATTGTCTAAAAGATTATTGACTTTTTTCCTGAGACGTGTATTTTCTCTTTTGAGCCAGGCAATACGTTGGTTTTTTCTATAAATGATTCTATCTTTATCTTCTATTCGACGTCTCAATTGACTTACATAAGCCTGTAATTGTCTTACCTGATTTTCCAAGTTTTGTAATCTAGCCGCAGCATCTCTTTCTCGCTGTTCTTTTTCTCTCTGTGCTCTCTCAGCTCTTTCTCGTGCCTCTCGCTGTGCTCTTTCACGGTTTCTCCTTTCTTCTTCTTGTCTTCTTCGTATAGCTCCCCAATCGATAGATGGTCTTCTAAAGATGTTGCGAAAATTACGCCATCCCCATCCTTCGTGTTCTCCGTCTCCTTCTATAATTTCACCTTTTGTATTTTCTTCTTTAAACTCTTCAGTCATAGTTATATTATATTTATAAATTATTTATACATTATACATTAGATTTTCGTATAACTATTTATTTCAGAAGGTTCATATGGACTAACTAGTCCATTTTCGTTTGACATTGGGTCCAATGAACTAGCCTGGGACATTAAAGTAAATCCGGATGTAGGTTTAACATTAAATGATAAACACTGTTGCAATTTACCGTCCCATACTGCTCCACTTGGATTACCGAGAGGGCAGCAACTTTCGCCTACACATAACAATCCTCCATTTCCAGCACTTATATTTCCATCTATATTTCCGCTAATTTCATTACTGGTTGGCGCCCGCAAATTGAGTTTGTCAAAGTCCATATTGTATCTACTGTTAATATCTCTCATCGTCAATGCTATTACAAAAACTGCAAATATTCCTACAACAGCCATTACAAATCCAAAGATAAGATTTGGTATTGGTATAAAATTATTCAGCATTGTTAATCCTAAATATATTATTAAAACAATGATGACTATAAACAAAATCTTTATTTGCGCCATATATTTTTTGCTATAACTATCTGAAAATTGTGCCATACGTTTTTGGCCATATAATGCACTATCAATGGATGATTTTTTATTGTCTAAACGATTCACCTCAGTGTTTATAATAGATTGCATAGCCGATTGTCTATCTAAAACAGAACTAGCAACTGGACTTGCGGCTTGATATCCAGCATAAGCGGCATTTAATTTTGTTCGCAAATCCTGCATATATGCCAATGCAGGGGCGCCAGTTGATCCTGGCATTTCAGTTAAAGCCTTCAAATCGGCAAGGTATTGTTGTTGAACATGAAATATTCCAGATAAATCAGAATAAACGGTATCGGGCATTGTATATAATATATATATATTATTGTATATATTATTAGTTTTTTGCGGCTTTCTAAATTGTTCTTCTGTTAATGTTATATTGTTCTTCTGTTAATGTTATATTGGGGGGTGTGATGAATTATATTATATATTAACAATTACGATAAATATATTTTATGACCTGCCTAAATATATTGCAGAAACTAAAAGTGTAGTAGTCAAAATACTACCTGCTATATACATATTATTTGTCTGTAAAGCTAACCGTTTGGAATCATTTTTCATTTCCGTTAGTAAATCAGTATTTCCACTGAATGCAATCGGTTGATTTCCAGAAAAATCATACATAGCATTATTATTCATTGTAGTATATAACGTATTATATTTATCAATATTCTCACCCATATCAGTGTAAATCGTGTTCATTCTATTCACTTGATTACTGTAATCTTGGGCAATAGCTTGCAGTGGTTTTACTTGTCCATCTCTGATTCCTGCATAACATGAAATACTTCCGGGGGCTTCACCGCAATTTGTGCCTGGATCGACCCATCTATGTGAATCAAACCCTTCAAAATACGATGATAAGGTTGCTTTCTTCGTATTGTCTCCGGTTGAAACTGATTGTGGAGTTGAATAGATACTAGCGGGATAGTCTTTCTTTACTTCAACTGGTGGTTTTTCATTACGATTTATTTCTGCTTCTCCGCCAGTGAGCTGCTTTCTATAATCAAGAATACTTTTTCCGACGGGTGTTGCTAGACCACCGATTTCTCCTGGTTTAGTAATATCAGGTCCGTAAAAATCAGGGTTAAAGCTTCTATACATAGTTGATGGAAACATACCCACACGTGAGTCTAAACTGATAGTAGATGAAACATTTGTAGTATCTATCGCTTTTTCTCGCACATATAAATCATATTTATCAGTAGAATCACTTGTCTGAGGTACATATGCAGGTTGTAATTTATTACCTAACATACATTGATTATTATTTTTCAAATACACATATTTACAATCAGCGGATGCATTGCATTTGGATTGGCAGTCAGCGACACTAGTTGCAGATACAGGAGTAGGGTTGGTATCATTTGAGGGCATATATGTATTCGACGGTAGTTGCATGTAAGTATTTCCATTCAACAACAATGGATTTTTTCTGTCAACATTCTTGACAGCGAGTCCTTTTGGACCACGCGTACCATAATATATATTTCCAACCTTAGGATGAGATAAATCCGTTTTATATACGTAGTATCCTTGGGCGCCGCTTTGAACCGCGTTTGTATACAAATGATTACTGACTTTTGCGTAAGTTGAATCGGTAGAAAAACATCCATATACGGCTACTTTCAATTGTAAATATCCTCCCGAAATTTCTAATTTAAATTGTCCATTTGAAGATATCAGTTGCTTCTTAGTAGTAGGTAGAGATTCCCCTGCAGAAAGTATGTTGTTTGTTCCATTATTGAAGGCGTTTTTCCAATCTAATTGAGTGATTGGTGCAATATTCTTTATTTTAGCAGCCACAGTATTATCTGATGAAAATAAATCCCATACAACTTCACCAGTGGATGAACTAGAAACGGTTCCATTTGCCGAAGCCAATTTAAAGAGCTTGAGATTTCCATCTGTGCCCAATTCTAGCCGGAACTTGCACGCATTATTTCCACATTGTGATAAATCCAGTTTCAATGCATTATTTGTCATATTAAGTCTAGTATTATTTACTGGGGCACTAGTTTTACTTCTAATTGCAAGATTTGTTCCTGGAGCAGGTTGAGCACCAGACGAAATATTATCCCCATATAAATTGCAATTTGATACGGTTCTAGTTTCAAAGTTTCTTTTATATACGTGATTTTGCCACCAACTACCCTGAGTCAAACACGGCTGTCTATTCTCTTTACCATATCTAGCATACCCAGTTTGTGGAGATTCATCGTTTGTTGTGAAGCATTGGCCGTAAAATTGTAATCCAAACATATTATGACCGCGGTTTTTTGCCTCTATCAAACACGTATCTTTATTGTAACTCTGACTACCTCCTTGGATCCACGTAGTCATTGCCCGCTCAGGTGCATCTATATAGCACCCTAGATCTATCGGAGCTACTTCAACTGGTGCGGTTGTAGTTCCAAACGTCTTATATCCACGACAATTTGGGTCATTATCGCAAGCAACACGACAACCATTAGGATCGACTCCTGTCAATGTTTTATAACTAGTTTGCCCGGGAGGTAAATCAGAGTCTTTTTGAGATGCATATCCAGGGTCTCCGCGACCTAATGCGACTGGATCTACTCTAACGGTTAAACCTTTCACTCCATATCCAGGGGTAGATCCATCACCAACTAGATTCGTAGTAATACCTTTATTCCACAATGCATTAAGGTCATCAGTAATTTGTGGAACATTAAATGTTTGAACCATGTTTCCGTTCATAGTGGCTCTATACATTAATTCTCCACCTACCCCTAAGCCATCTAATAATGCTCCGTTAATTCTTCCTTGGCAACAATCTGTTCTATTGTAATATACAATCTTTGAAATATTCACATCTTGCCCTAAATCGACTAACCAGTAAGCATTGCAAGGAGAACCACTGTGATGAATCCACGGATATGGTCGTACAGAAGCATTACCATCTACTGCAGTTCCTGGATTATTATACCAAGATACATTCACATTATTTGCATATGTGCGTTTGCCTTGTGCGACATTAATTCCATTTTGATCAAATACTTGTACCTGCGATATTTGTAGCCAGTTATCATTCCCACAAGAAGCTGTTATACGAACATATCTGAATAACCCAGTATATTTAGCCTGCACTGCTTTTGCATACAATGAACCATCGTTGCCAATAGAAGTTTGTAGTTGTATCATCTTTGTATATGGGCCATCATTTACTCCAACTATAATAGTGTCATTTTTTCCAGGAACCAATGCAACCTTACTAATAGGAATATCTTTTCCAATATATCCACCATTCATAAACCCACCAGTAATCGTTACTTGATTCAAATCAAACACATAAACTCGCAATGATACAAATGTATTTGGAGGTAAATAAGTTCCTGAATTACCATATGTATAGCTAGCTACGGCATCGCTATATGTACTCTGTTTTACGCCCATATTTGCAATATTATCGGCAGTTATAATAATATCTCCCGTATTTGCATCTATTCCAAAGGTTTTTAAAGTTGGTCCCATATTCCAGCATACTACATAGTCATAATAATTATCAGAACTAGGTCCATTTGTTGAAGTTGTTGAAGTTATTAAAGGCTCATCCCCTACGTGGCACTCATATAACCGGGGGTCTTTTACGCCAGCAGCAGGAAGTGGTTTTACAATAGCAAAGTGTTTTTTGTTTGACATAGCTGCTTTGTTTGAACAAGTATTAAACGTATGATATGCGCTATCTACTCTAGTCATATTTACGTTACTACTGGTGGCATACTCAGGAGGCATTTTACATCCTAGATGCGCATTCTTTGCGGATACCGATGGAAACGGTATAATATCTACCGTGCCGTATTTATAGTTATCTACAAACTTTGTATTTTCCTCGTCAAGCTGCTTACTATTCATACCAGTAAGATTTACAGGAGTAAAAACATTATTGTAGTTTGCCTCAGTTAATACTTGACCTGCTGCACTATTTAATGCATTCTGTTGTTTCTCTTCCCAATCAGTGACTTGTGTAATAAAATCACTACTCGCATATCTTTGTGATGTAGTTGTTGCCATTTTATATATTAAGTATAGATTAATTATATGATATATTCATATAATTATTATAGGATGTATAACTAGTAATTATTGTATTATAGCTAAATGTAAATCAATATAATATATAAGAGTTCATTGGCTTATTTATTTCGCATAGTCATAAAAGCCGCTATAGTAAGACTAGTTGCTAAAACCGTCAATAATATTTTGGTATAAGAAGTGCTTACTAACTTTTTCTGATAAAAAGTACCGGTTGTATCGCCAATTTCATACAATTCAGCCAAACTAGAATCAAGCGATTGTCTTTTCTTTACAACATCTTTGTATTTATTCATAATGTCATAATAATTTTGCATATATTGAGATTGATTTATACCAGTGTTTTGAAGGCCGTCGATTGCATTTTGTAAAACGACTAAACTTCCCAATGGTGCAGTTGTACTAACAAGTTTCTTATATGCATTCTCTACATCGGTTTGTAAATTGCTTACGTTAGTAGGGCATATACTTTTATTGACATAGGATTGATTTGGATTGCCAGTATTTGCACAGGTAAGATATAACCGATATTTCTTATTAAAATCAGTTAAATCTGCCATAACTGCATTTTCTAAAGTAAACAAATTATTAGGGGTTAATAGATTTGGACCAGGCATTTATATATTTATGCCTTAAAAAAATATACGGACAAATAAGTTATTAATAAAATACTAGCACTAATATTGATTGTTTTCATTACCTCGTTTTGATATTGATTTTGTAAATTGCGTTGTCTTTCATCCGCTCCTCCGTTATTGTTCTCTAAAGTATTTGCTAAATCCGCGTATTCTTTGTTTTTACACACTTCAAACTCATAACATTTCGTTTTATTCCAATTTGGACAAGATAATTTATCGGGCTTGTCTGTGCAGCAATCCCTTTCCCATCGAGGTTTTTCATCCAAATAATTTGGACATATATCTTTTATATCATCATATTTACCAGATGATACATAATAAAAATCGTTAGGATTATACGCTATTTCTACTACGGGCATTTATATAATTACTAGTGATAATTAGATAAATTGTTTTTGCTAAATAACATCGAATACTTTTTATACACAAATGCGATAATAATCATAATCCAATGCCGTTGCACTAGAACGCAATATTTTACATACCTGTCCTGGTCGTATTTCTATAGCAAGTGCGACCGGATCAAATCTAGAAATCTCCGGTAATTGGGTTAGTTCTTTGATATTATACTTTACCTTCATTTCGGCGACTTCTTCGTCCGTCAAAATTGTCGTTGGGGGAACGAGTTTATGCTTCAATATGTTAAACTGTAATCGCTGTATATTATGAACAACTACAAATACTCCATCGTGATCAAACAAATATTTGAGCTTGGCTACTAGGGTATCATTTGGCTCTTCCTCCATAATTATTACTAAAGTATCCGCTTTTGTAAGGATATTCTCAATGACAAAGAGATCTTCGATAATTTCGTCCAAGTTTTGTGGGCGGATCTGCTTGGATGTCAAGAAATATTTGACATATGTTTTCACTTGTTTTGACTTATGAGTGAGCAACATATCCAATTGCTGATTGGCAAACATTGCATCGATTTCATTGATGCTAAACCCAGAATAATCGGATATGCTATATCCTAAACTTTCCAAAATCTCCAATATATTATTTCTGGATTTGTATAGGCTTAAAACGCGGTTGGAATTGGAAGACATTTTTGATTATATAATACTACTATGTTTTGTTTATATATTTTTATATAACTCAACTTTCAATTTTATAGTAGTATATACATCAAAAAGCCACTGTATAGTCAAATGGAATATCTACTTTTTGCGGTGTATTTATCCATTTGCTTGGGAATATAATGGTTTTATTGGGAGAATCATTTAGTTGGGTTGCCCATCCTGAAAATGTACTATTACTGCAAATACCGCCTTTTTTACACATTGACATAAAGTAAATCGAATGAAGTGTATCCATATTTTCTATAAATGTCTTGTTTATTCCTTGTAATACTTTGTATGTCTTACAAAATGCAATATCATCACTCAATATAAAAAAATGTGCATCATTGTCCCTTTTCAATATATATTCTATTGTTTTTGTAAAATAGGCATCATAGTCTATTACATACAAATTATGCCCTACATAATCACCCCTACGTATGTGTATAAAATATGATGTGGCTAAATTGGGATATGTCTCTAGTAATTCATTGCATAGCTCTTTATTTTGCAATGATTCAATAAATCCGGCACCAGCTCGTTGAACATACTCTTTGTTAATAAAATACCCAGTTAAAAAATAGTTTTCGTATGCTCCTATAATTGAATCTCCGTGATATTCGAAACACGTTTTATTGTTATTGGGTTCATTTAATGGAATACATTTATCATAATAAGAAACATCATCCGTTATTACAACGTTGAATCGTTTGAAAACAGTTTTGGAGAACTCTTCTCCGTGCGAATGTTTTTGTAAGTTTTTTGCATATACTAAAACCAAAATAAATGAATATTTTTGGGCTAAATAAAACCCTGCGGCTGCTTGAAATAATTGATTTCCTAATCCACCTTGTAATCTTACCATCAATGTTTTTGCCCTGGAATCAATATTTTGGAAATTATACTGGAATATTTCTTTCAAATTATTTTTATATAATGGTATATTCAATGGTTCTATTCCGTGTTTATTCAAGTTATATCCAACTGTAGCATCTTCTGCAAAAAAGTGTTCGATTTGATTACTACATAGTGTTTGGATACTTTTTGCACCCAAATAATATATTGGACCAGTTGCATAATTACTACCAGGTACAAATTTCATAGTATTATAGCTATTATTTGAACATTTGTTATAATGCCCAGGTGAATAATGAGGGGATACTTTTATTGACATACCCATATAATCAATGTCTTTTTTCTGCAATAGTTCAATCGTATTATTCAAATAGGGTATATTTGGAATGATGTCGTCATCGCATTTAAAAATGCCTTTTATTTCCGGATTTATTAGTAGAGCTGTTTTTAATAAACATAGTGTTTTATTCGTAAGGTCTTCATAATTATCACCAACATTCAAAACCAAATATTTGTCGTCAATGATTTCATATTTTGATAATGCAGGATTTCCGTATACAATATATACTTTGCACCCATTCAGTCTATTACTAACCAAGTCATATATTAATGTGGCTTTTTTGAGATATTTTTGACAACTATAAATAAAAAAAAAGTAATTATGCATAATTATAATTAAGAATAGTCATTACAATTTTATATAGTTTCATTCAATAAATCAATAAATATACTAATATGTTTCTCTACACAATGGGCACCTACTGCATCTGCTATTGCAAACTGTACAGACGTGGTGCCCGCAAAGTGTGACGTGCAAGTTTTCCACGGCTATAGGGTCCAAGCAAATGGGGCAGTCTTGGGGCTCCTCTTTGGCGTAAGCATCCGTAGCCGTTCTCCGAAATACGCCAGCCAATTTGTCGAATCTTTCGATAAATGCATTGCGACCTCTGTGTTGTTCCTGTATGATAGCAATATAGTCTTCTTGTTCTCGCTGACATCTGCCTAGCATACACTGGTAATTGTCTTCGGCATCGGCTGCTCGTCTTTCTGCTATCATTAGCTGTAACTCCAGCTCTTGCTCTCTGGTCAAAGGAACCGGGTATGGTTGGTATTTCTTGTGATAAACCACACGTATGTCAAGTGACTGGTTTCCATTTTCTTGTTCCGAATGTCCTCCTAATATTACTCCTGACATTAAGACCCCTTTTTCCAAATATGAAAACTCGCCAAAATAGGCGGTCGCTTCGCCAATAAAGTCTTGTATTGGTGGTATTTCTTGAGGCAAATAAATCGGCCCCGGGCCTTCACTACTTCCGTCGGCCATCATCACCTCTTTGTCCAAGTAATAGGCCAAATATTTTTGTGGGAAAACGAGTTGATAGTCGTGAATATTTTTTTTGGTGTTTTTTGTCAATAAATTGAGCGACCACGTTCGCAACTTACCTGTATCAATAAACTTATTGACAATAAAAGCCCTAAATGCAATTTCAAATTGATCAGATCTAGTCAAAGACATTTTAATAATGATTACACTTTTGCAAAGATATTCTGTTTGATAATAAGATTGGTATGTATAAGTGGCATATATACCAATAAATAAATGTATTTCAATTTTATATTTTTTATATCTACTATGTCATCTTTTTAATGAAAAATCCTTTGGCAAAGTCCAATAGACCACCCCCACTCGAAGCCGGTTCTGGCACTTTTGGTTCTGGTTCCAATACAGAATCCATTTTCACTGGTTCCATTTTAGCCATAGAAATGTTTCGCACAACACTACTTGGTTCTCCAAAAGAATTAGACCCACTATGGTCGCCAGTAGGTATATCTTGAGCAGCAGGTATAGTCATATTGTTATCATTACCAGTGGTTACAACTATTTGAGGGGCAAACACTATTTTTCCATCATTAGAACCATTTTGATGAGGTTGGTCTCTGCCACCCATTTGGGAGAACATTGGTCTATCAAATGATAATCCACTAGTATTTGCCCTATTTACTTCATTGGGCCGAAGTAATTCGTGCTTTTGTACTACTAGGATAGAATCACCATCGTCCCCGCCTATATAGTGTGGGTCTTGGTTTTCAACGGTAATAAACTTGTCACCAATATGTTTTATAGACCATAAAGAACGATCTTCCCCTCCTCTTAAATATACAGGTTCTCCGACTTGGAAATCGGGTTTTCCGCCACCATTCATACCCCATATTTCTTCAAATGTCCGATTCTTTACCCACGTTTTGGTTGCTTCATCAAATCGGTGTGTCATACTCTGTGTTTTCGGATCCCAATATTTACGCTGGTCTTCCCATTCTTTCATACGTTCTTCCATTTCCTCAGCGTTTGGTTGTTTGTATTGATATCCTTGTGTTGCTATGGCATATGGTGGCGATTCGCTATACTCGGGTACATATACCGGAGATGTGGCATTGGCACGCATTTCTTCCAATTCAGCGGAACTTGGTTCATATGCAGGGGAAACATTTGGATATGGCGGGGATTCGTTGGGACGTGGTTCATTGAGTGGTCCTGGGGAAACACTTTCCAAATATTTTGGAACATTTGCATTTTTGTCATTGTATCTGCTATTTCCTTCCAGTCTTATCATTTCAGCAACAGTTGCTTCATTTGCCTTAGGATCCATCAACAATTTAGCGACATTCTTAGAATACGACATGTTCTCCAATTGTTCAATATTATCTTCCGTAATAATACGCATTTGCATATTGATGGTTTGCAATTCTTGCATAAGAAGTTTCAACGTATATGGAATAGAAACAATACTGAACGACCTACCAAATCGAGTAATATCATTGAGATATAGACTATTTCCATCCGGGGCAGTAGTAAATTGTAAAGGTCCGTCTATAGCCGGACTCATAAATAAGTTCTTCTCTTGATTGTATATTGCAACCATTCCCGATTGATTACATACAGCTATTTGATATTTATCACCACGTTCCATCATCGATTCTTGTAAAAAGTTGGAAATACCGTGACCTATGACGGAATCACGTTCCATCTCACCTATACGCAACCCTCCGTCATTTGCTCTCCCACTCACCGGTTGATGAGTTAGCGCGGTATTTGGACCTCTGGCTCTAAAGTTGATCTTGTCTTTCACCATATGCTTCAAGCGCATATAATAGGTGGGGCCAATGAAAATGGACGTTTCGACTTGTTCTCCAGTCATACCATTGTATAACACTTCATTGCCTTGTGAATGATATCCGGCCTTGGCCAATACTTGTTCGTATATTTCTATTTTAGATCCCTTATTCACAAAGGCAGTGCAATCGCTAAATGCTCCATAGTGAGCCGACGCTTTTCCAATTATACATTCCACTAATTGACCTATAGTCATACGTGTGGGTATTGCGTGAGGATTGATAATGAGGTCGGGTCTTATACCGTCCTTGGTAAATGGCATATCACATTCTGGTATAACCATTCCGATGGTACCCTTTTGACCGGCTCTCGAGGCCATTTTATCGCCCAAAAATGGAATACGTTCTTCTCTAATCCGGACTTTTGCAATACGTTCTCCTTCTTCGCCTTCTGTAATAAATGTTTTATCCACTACCCCGATTTGACCCTTTTTAGGCGTTTTTGATCCATCGATGCGGACATTTGCCTTTTGAGGATTATTGGAAGACAATCCGATCAAGACTGTTTTATCATCCACCGGTGTATTTTCGCGAATAATACCATATGCATCCAACTTGCTATAGTCGTATCCTGGTTTCTTACCCACAATGTTCTCAATTCCTTCTATATTGGAGAACTTCTTTTCACTAATGAAATCGCCCACTTTGGAAGTTTCTTCGTGGGCTTCATAGGTAGTATAGTAGGTGGTTCTAAAAAGACCGCGTTTAAGAGCACCTTCGTTGATCAAAATCGCATCTTCCACATTGTATCCGGTATAACACATAATAGCCACAATCGCGTTTTCGCCATACGTATTCTCTTCGTGATTGATATGTTCCATAAACCGGGATTTGACCAAAGGTATTTGCCCACTATTTAGTACAACTGCGGTTTTGTCCATTCTTACATTAAAGTTTGTATGGTACATAGAAACCGCTTGTTTGCTCTGACCAGTGGAGAACGCATTGCGCACCGGGGGGTTGTTTTCAGGGAAAATGATTTGATTGCACATAACACCGAAAATCAGAGATTCGTGTATTTCCGAATGAGTATGAATAGGCAATACTTCATCCGAATTTACTGCAATAAGTGTGTCCTCACTTTCGCTAGGATCAATATAATCTATAATCGCCTTGTCCGATAAAAAGCGTTCCAATTTAGCCGGATTCGTTTCTACTTCAACACCGTCATATAACTCGTGTAATTCATATATTTGCGGCTTATTTGGATTAAAATGGGCGATTTTCTTCTCATTAAATCCCGATACCAGGTTTTGCCAACTGAAATCGCCTTTTGCTATTTTTCCCAAGATTTCCTTGTTTTCATACGACATTTTCTCCGAGTTCTCATCTTTGTAGAAAATAGGACGACATAGTCTGCCCATATCCGTATAAATGAAAATCGTGTTTTGCTTTATATCAAACGTAGCCGATGTATGGATCGGTAGCAATGCATTTCGCCTAAATAACCGGATTTTTTTCACGGTTTCAATAGGTTCTCCGACAACACCCGCCCAATATCCGTTTATAATAACCTTGGTCATTTGTGCCAATAATTGCGGACCACAATCTTCCACGAATCGCATCGATGCCTTTTCTCGCATCCATTGTATAATTGGTTCTCTTGACATACCACGTGAAATATACGTAGTAATAGCCAATTGTTTATGAAGACCAATATTTCCACCATCGGGTGTATCAATTGGATCAATGAACCCCCAATGGGAACTATGGAGAACACGTGGTCCAACCAATTTTACACCGTTTGGCAGAGGCAAATTGGTTTTTCTCAAATGACTAATGTATGTGTAAAAGGACAATCGATTAAGGTCTTGCACAACGCCGATACGCTTAGTATGGGTTTGAGCCCCCCAATTTCCTTTAAATGCTTTTTTGAACCCGGTTTCTAAAATGCGTTCTTTCATTATTTCGCGGTAGTTATCTTGTATAAGGGCATCCAGACGCGACTCATATATCTCTTTATTGTAATATAGTTTCTTTTCAAAGCCTAAATGAATACCACGTTGTTGTATGGAATAATATTCTTTAAATAGATCGTATAACAGAGAACCTGCCAATTCGACGCGTTTGTACCTAAAACTATCGCGGTCAGTGGGAACTTCTGTGCCTAAAGATACGTTCAATAGACGGAATACGATATATCCTAAATAATACGCCTTTTGGATATAGGCAACTTCGCCAATATGTGGCAAGAAATAATCGGCCAATATTTCGAGAACATAGGTAACCGTATTGATTTTTGTTAGTGATGCGATATACATTAAGGCAGTTTGTTGGGATAACACACCGCCAGCATCATGCACCGATGGAATAAATAAATCGACCATATTTTCATATTTCTCTAAATCCAAAAGACACATTGTAATAATGTCCTTGTCGGAAATGATACCCAATGCACGGAAAACAATAAATAGGGGGACGGGTTTTCTCACGTTGGGAATATTCACAACAATGTTTCTATTGCTATGTTTAGTATTAGGCGCAACCATTTTTACGGAGAACGTGCGCACTGGTTTAGCCGAGTTCTCTGAAACAGACCTGATTTCTGCGGAATACAAATAATCATCGCTTTTTAGATCGCGGATATAGAGCATATTGTCTGCGAATTTTTCTTGGGGAACAATGGTTTTTTCTTTTCCATTAATAATGAAATACCCACCTAAATCATTGCGGCATTCGCCCATCGAAAAACGGACATCGCGATTCAATCCATTCAAAATGCAATAGTCGGATTGGACCATTATGGGGAACTTGCCCAAATATATTTTTTCTAAAATAGTTGAATGGACTTGTTTATTTGGTTGGGCAATAGAACGTTGATTCGCCTCTCTTAATCTAGCTGCATCGGCAGCGGTCAATATAAAAGGGAGTTCATTTGCTGGTTTCTCTTTTGCGGGGGTTTTGATAGATTTAGGGCGTTTGCTTCCTTTGGCCGCGGCAGCTTCTTTAGCGGCTTTCGCCGCACCGGTCGTTTTTTTAGGCGCACCTCCGATCTGTTTAGGTTCTTCATCATCTTCATCATCACTTTCTTCTTGGTTATCCAAAGATTTAGTCAATTCTTCACCGGATAACCCTCCCTTTTTAAGTTTTCCAGCTGATTCGCGCAATTTGTGTTCAGCAATAAGTTCAGAATAATTAGGAGTTATTTCCATAGCATCGCTGCCACCATTTTGGCTAATAAGTTCATCTACGCCTACTAAAATGGGTTCTTCGCCAGGTTCCAATAATCGGATATATTCCACTTCAATATCATAATGAATAGTCATTGAATAGTTCATATTGCGCATACGGGCCTCATTGGGTATCATATAGTGAGCATTATCCTGGTCGTGTATCACCGGTTTTCCGTAATAAATACGAGAACCGTCTTTACCACCAAAGTATAATAAACACTGGTAGCGATAATCATTGATTGATTCATCATATTTAGAGGAAATACGGACAGGATTTTTTTCTCGGAAAATCTGTTGAATCCCATTTGCGTAAAAATCATTGTAAGATTCAATATGATGTGCTACTAAAGATTGTGGATTTTCATTGAAATGTGAGTTAATAATTTTCCACACCAATTCGTCATTAATGTTTCGGTCAGTCATAATGTCTCTATAATATAAAAATATATATTATATTTACAGGCTCTCTTTATCTGATTTTGATTCTTTGACATTTAGGAAAAATCTATTATATAATATATACCATACAATGGACGATATTCAACAACGATTTTTCAGCCCTTTAGGCAAAGAATATTGCCTTTATTTCTACATTCTTTCCGTTATCGGTTTAATTTTTGTTGCAGTAGTTCTCTTTTCCGCCGTAATCATTGGTGTTTCTAAGAGAAAGGGATTAGACTTCTATTTCGCTGCCCTTATGGGATCATTAGGTTATGCGGTCTTTTATTTCCAAAACCGTCTGCTATACTCAATGTGCATCGCATCTGCATAAATAATGGGTTTTGTGTAAAACACGTATTTTTTTTATAGTGTATGAAACTATAGAAAAAGTAATGGATATTTTGTATTATAGTAATTATTGTGTGCATTCCAAAAAGATTATTGCCTATTTAGTAAAAGAAAATCTGACAAATCAGCTAAATTGTATTTGCATTGATAAACGGCAGCGAGACGCATTTACAAACCAGACCTATATATTGCTCGAAGATGGTAAAAAAATAATGCTTCCACCAAATGTACATAGTGTTCCTGCATTGTTACTTGTAAAACAGAACTATCGGGTTGTTTTAGGCGATGAAATACTTCCTATATTACATCCTTTAGTAAAAAGGCAGCGAGATGCGGCGGTTGCTCATAGTGGTGGAGAACCGATGGCTTATGCTATTGGTGGAGGATCTTCTGCAAATGTGATTTCAGAGAAATATACATCGTATGACTTGACACCGGAAGAATTGAGCGCCAAGGGAACCGGTGGAAATAGGCAAATGTCGAATTATGTTCCAGCCGACCATAGTAATTTCAATATTCCTACACCACCGGATACTTATCGGCCGGACAAGATAGGAACCGGGGTATCTTTAGACGATTTGCAGCAAAAACGAAATGCGGATGTGAGTCAATTCTTTCCAAATACATCCCCATATATGCCTGCCCAATCTATGGCTATATAATTACGTGTCGCATAAAACAAATAAGTTAAAACCTATATAAATAATAATATTTATATTGTATATTCATATATCCAATATGGCAGATAAGAAAACCATTTTACGAAGTTTCAATGCTCATCTATTTGAGTTTTTGGATGATATTATTCGCATTTTTCCCGACAATTTAGATATCCAGACTGCGAAAACGTCGTTTTTAGCAATAAAGCAGGCAAATCCCACAATTATTATTAAGACGTGGTCGCAATATATCTATATTCCATACAAGGAAACAATTGATTCCGGTAATATTGAGTTCTTTTTCAACAAAGACTATTCGGAAGATTTAGCCAATGTTGCCAATTCAAAGGAAGTTCTCAAAATCGTGGATACATTGCGAGGCCCGGTGTCGAATATGACTGAACAGCAAAAGGGTTTCACAATGGAATATTTGCAAAACTTGAGTAAATTGTCTTTACTTTACTCTGCTTTATAAGCTTTAAAGAATAATCATATATAATAATTATTTAATTAAATAGTTATTATTTACATCTACATTTCCAGTTATTACAATTTTTACAAAATAAATTATTAGATAATCTGTTTAATTCATAATTTGGATTTTCACATATGCATAGATTTATTTTAGTAATGCCACATTTGCATAATTCCTTTATTTTAATATATTCTTCTGTTTGTTTTATTGATTCATTCCATTTTATGATTTTTAGAATTCTTTCTTGTTCTTGTTCTATTTTTATTCTTGCTTCTTCTATTTTGATTCTTTCTTGTTCTATTTTGATTCTTTCTTGTTCTCTTTTTTGTTTTAACGTATCATAATATATTTTTTTTTCTTTTTCATATGCAATACATTTGTCACATTTATAATTTCTTACACATTTAAGTGTTATATTACCTTGTTCATCAATAATTTCTCCAGAATTAATTTTATTGATCAAATCTTCTGCATTTATTTCAACCCACGGTTCTGGTCTATTTTCTTCTCTTGTTTTATTTTTGTAACATATTTCAAATATGTACTTTATTATATCATTTTCAATTAATGCTACGTCCGCACTTCTATTTGAATTATTATAATAAAACTTATGTTCAATAACCGCTTTTGTATATTCAGTATAATCATCGTTTATATCATAATAGACCTCTTCTGAATAAGGTAATGAAGGTCTTTGTTCGCAATAATTACAAGGTCGCTGTATATGAATATTTCTTTTATTGTCTAATAATGACTTCATCAATAATTTAGCATCTTTATGAACTTGTGTTTCATTTGGTTTATCATAATAATAACAAGGACTATCTGACTTATAATGAGCAAAATGTGGTTGTTTTATTTTTCCATTTCTAAAAATTACATCTTTTTCACAACAAGGACACATATATTTATTTATTTTATTTGCTATTTTTGGGTATTCATATTTATTTGTAGTTTTATTTATTGCACCCATTGAAAAATGATAAGACATGTTTTATTATATTTGCAAAATAATATTTAAGTAATTTGGAAAATATGTTTGACTTGACCTACAATATAAATACAAATCCACATAAATATAAATGACATACCATCTATATTTATAGACATACCCATAATGAACTCTACTATGTTTGGAATTATGTTGCTATATTTTCTTATGCCGGGACATTTAGAATATTTAATGAAATCTGCAAGTAATAACCGGAGTTCGCAGAACGTAGGTTCTCCGCATATTTTCAGTAGAAACGCGAATGAAAATGCAAATAATCAAGGTAATCTTGGATTGCACGACGTATATACAGATATTTATATCAAACGCAATGCATTGTATTGTTCTCCTATATATGTTATAGCAACCCATTATTGTGGGTATCCATTATATGGCATTTTGGTGTTCATTGCAATATTAGCATCGTTTGTCTATACGTGCAATAAATGGAAGGACGTTATATTTATAAAGGAACATCTTTACTGATAATAAAAACAGAAAAGCTTAAAGGGTTCTTTATATAATAATTATCCAAATATGAAAATTGTTACAGATATAAGCGATACGTGCCTTCGTGTCCTAACAAAAGATGACAATACGATGCATAACATAAGCGACGGAGAAATAATCAAATATACCGGTATTTACTATGTGCCCGACCCAAATAATTCTATTCCGTTAGAAGTAGAGGCAACTTTTATTGGAAAAGTCGAATGCGAACGATATCATCACCACTCTGGTGTTAGCGGTATATACATTAACCCTTTGTATATTTTATATGATGTTTCGAATGGCCAGGGTCAAAAATGGCATAAAATAATAAACTACAAATCGCCATCCCAAAAGTATTTTTATTATCCACATTTACTGATGCTGCCAGAGACATATTACCATTTCCAGCCGCTCTATTTTTTCCATACAGTAGAACAAGTTTCATTAGCCGAGTTTGAAAAAAACACGCCAAATATAGGCGAAATGGAATTGAATTATATATATTATTAGTACCTACCTATTCATTTTTTGTATAAACATTTCGTCTTCCCTTTCTTCACGTATAACACGCTCAATATCTATACACATAATCCATCGTTCTACGATGAACCACAGTGTTTCTCTAAGTTCAATCAGGCAATACAACATCTATTTAATATGTTGTATTAAGTATTGTGTATTATTTATTTCATTATAACTAAAATACTTTTTATAATGTCGGGGTATCATCTCGTTCTCTTCTTAAATATGAAAACAAAAATAGTTGTTCCCGGGGTTCCATTTTATCAATATAATCTTGAACAACTTGTTTGGTTATTTTCACTGGCCGTCTAGTGCGCATACTTGGCAAATATATGTTTTTATGCAAGTTCTCCAAATAGGGTTTATATTGCTGGCTTATATTATTTAGGAGTTCTCGTTTAAACACATATACATCCATATAACACTGGTGTAATGTTTTAACAAAGTCGGCGTAAATATGTTCCATTGTCATAACCATCTTCTTATAGTTGGGCAAATGCTCTATGTATTCAGCAACTTGTCCAATACGTTTCATACAAAAGTATTCATATTGCAGTCCAGGGGGTATTTCTCGCAATTTGACCAAGTCGGTATAGTTCGGATTATTTAGCAATGTTCGTTCTCCTGTTTTTTCATTCCATAAAACAATCCCTTTAGACAAACGAAATGGGGGATTGTTGATATATTTAGAAACATATTTTTGCAAACTCCTCTGAAACTCGTTCTCTATATCAATACATTTAGGAAAATCAATAACCCCTACCATACTCATTAAAACAGACCATTTCCTGTATTCAGCTGATGGAATATGTATAGCACAACTCTCTCTAGAACTATTACGTATTTCATATATTGCAACCAAACACAATTTAGGCGATTTTATGGGAATAACTATTGGGTTCTCTGGATGTTGTAATACAAATGAATAACTATATGATTTAGGCAATTCATTGATCCACGGATTGTCATTTAGATGTGTATTTCTTTGCTGTATTAATGCATCCAAAAACATATCATAAAATGTAGGCGTATTTTTGTTATAATAAGTATCAAAATCGGACTTTATAAAGTACCAATAGTTTCCGCCAATATTTGTTTTGGTGCTTATTTCCCACGATTGAATCCGATGATCGTAAAATAATTGGATACTGACGCCTTCTATTTTTTCGGTTGCTATTATGGATTTGTATTCTCCTTTTGTGTTAAAATACTTTTGCACAAAATCAGCATATTCGATAGATTTAGGTGGAGAAAAACATAGCAATTTATTTTCGGGATAGCTGAATACAACGGAACGATATTTATCGTGAATTGTATCGAGTTGCGATAGTATGGTTTTGTCATAATTGTATATTTTATATGTGGCTTTCGGAGAAACGCATATTTTAGTAGAAACATATCTTTTCGAAAATCCCGCGTCTTCTGGCAACAAGGAATATATTGCATACTTTTCATCCGTTTTGTTATGTTCTCCTTGCATAGTACTAAATAATGAAGCATTTTGTCTCTATTATTATTTAGATAAATAATAATACAAATAACTAGACGCTAATAATTTAGAACTATTAT